TTCCTTTGATTACAGAAATCTTACTTAACAAAACTGCAACCAGCAAGAAATTATAAATTGTATAGAATCCAATCATATATGGCTTTCCGATAATACTGGTGAAGATATTACAACATCTGTATATAATTTAGCAACATTTTTCCCAATTAATACATCATTCTGTTGCATACTTCAAACACCATCTGGTATTTGGAATGGTACAGGTTTTGTATATAAAGGAGCTGAAAATCAATTAAATGGGACATTCATATTATCAAGTGTTGCAGGTATATGTACTGTAAGAATATTAAATGGATATGCACTAGGACAAATGTTATATACATTTTAAAAATAGAGAAGATGGAATTTCCATCTTCTCTATTTAATTATCTAAGATCATTAATAACTACAGCTGGATCATCTTCTTCAACTACCAAGTAATTATTACCACCACGTGATACTTCAGCAATTTCTCCACCATTAATAGTAAGAGTACATTTCTTGAATGTACCACTAGCATCAGTACTTGTGTTAGGTTTTTCAGGAGAACCAGCAAATGGAATTTCTCCACCAGCAAATAACTTATTAATAGTTCCTCCATTAATTACCATATCGATAGTATTCATTGTACCACGATTGATACCTTGAAGAATATTAATATTACCACCATTAACAACCAAAACACCCGTTCCTTCGTGACCATTAGAACCTCCTACTGTAACATATGTTTCTGCAACAAAATCACCATCGATAATCATTGATAATGATTTAGCATATGAATATCCGTTTCCACCACCGTAAACAAGATTTTCACAAGTTCCACCTGTAAGTTCCATTGTAATGTCTTCTACAATATTCCATGTATTATCAATATCACCATCATATTTAACTGATGAGCATGTACATGTATTAATCCATCTATCTGCTCCACCACCACGAATATTTCTACATTTACCACCTGTCATTTTAACAACAGCTTTTACAGTGTGTGATTTATGAAGACCACCACCAAATACGTGTTTAACATATCCACCTTCAATAGTTACACTTGTATTTGTAAGTGTTTCATCATCATGTCTTCCACCAAATAAATTAAGTGTTGGTCCTGCAAGAATTTCTCCACCATCCCATGTAATAAGGCAACCTTCTTCTCCATCAGGTCTTTCCTTTACAACAACTGGTGTACCATTAGCAAAGAAGAATTCTTCACCTTCAAGAATAATAAGTTCTGTACTAGGTTCATCAACTTTAGCAGAAACTGAATTAATGAATGTCTCATTAACCATAGTTCTTACAATCTCTTCTACATCGGCTGTTGTAGCGATAGGAGCATTGTTTGCTTTTTCTTGTTGCTCTCTGATCTCTTTACATGTTTCACCGATGAAACCAAGTAAGGTTTTATTTTTAGTAGACATAATAGCTACCTTCCTTTCTTTTATAATATTAATAAACTGTTTTTAAGTCCATTTTTTAGACATTATTTTAAATTATTATTAGGAGGAAATTTAAGATGTTTTCTGTTGAGAAATTAAATGAAATTAAATCTGAACTTGCAACTGTTTTAGAATCTGCTGAAAAAGAAGAAAAAGATCCGGTTGCTGAATTAGAGCAAAAAATAGAAGATATTAAGAAAAAAGAAACTAGAGGTTTTATTTCAAAAGAAGAAGCTGAAGAAGGAATTTCAGATCTTCAAAAGAAATTAAAAGAAATCAAAAAAGAACTTTCTGAAAAGAAAGAAGATAAAAAAGAAGATTAAAATAATCCTAGACTGAAAAATCAGTCTAGGATTTCTTTTTACAGAAGAATTGCTAATGCTTTAACATACTTATCTTTAAGAGAATCTGTTAAAGTATCATACAATTCAAAATGATGTTTGATGTCTGCAAGTTTAACAAACCATGCTGCTGAATATTGAGGTTTATTATCTTTTATCATCTCAATATATGTATTGTATGGTTTTACAACTTTTGATTTTACTGGTTGATTGTCTTCATAATCGATATTTCTTGATACTAATTCAATACATGATATGATGTAATCTTCAATAACTGTATTGTGGATTTCAGATAAAATATTTCTTAAATCCTCAAGTGTTACATCAGTATCTTCAATTAAATCATGTGAAATACCAACTATTTCAATTATGATTTCATCTTGGATTTCTAAAGCCATTCCTAACGTTCTTAACATTTCAGATGAATATTCAGCAACCTTTACAGCATGTTCATATGTAGCATCATCATACTTAACAAGTGCAAGTTCTTTTATTTTTGCATTTACTGTTAATAATCTTCTTGTTTCATCTGGTAAAATTCTATCCCAGATAAAATTCATATTTCTTGCATGATCAACTATCATTATTTTGTCCTCCAAGTGATACGTCCTTTTGTTAAATCATATGGTGATATTTCAACAGTAACTTTATCACCTGGTAAGATTTTGATAAAATTCGTTCTTAGTTTTCCACTTATGTGTGCTAATACTTCATGGTCATTTTCAAGTTTAACCTTAAACATAGCACCTGGTAACTTTTCAGTTACAACACCTTCCAATTCAATAAAATCTTCTTTTGACATTACATTTTCTCCTTCTTTATTTATATTGAGTATTCATTATATTATGTGCAATTATTTGCATATCTATTTTTTGATATTCTCCATTAAAGTCTGTTGCTAAACCTACCATACGTTTAGCAATACCTTCAATCAAATACTTTTCAGCAATTTCTCTACTGGTATCTACAATTTTATGTGCAACTTGATCTGCAGATTTTTGATACTCATCAGTTTCAAGCAATGCTGCAACTTTATCATTTAGTACCTTATATACATTATCCGAAACTATCTTTCTAAAAGATGTCATCTTTTCATATGTATAAGTACTTGTATTAGGTATTGATGCATCATTAAATGTGTTAAATACCATTCTTATCATAGAATCTATTTCATTCTCATTTAAGTATCTTTCTAGTACATCATCTGTTAAAATATCTTTTACTTTTTCACGGATGACTTCTTTTGTAGTCTCTTTAATAATTTCATCCATGTTTGAATTTTCATTAGTTGTTTTCATATTTTCTGACATAGTTTAAATCTCCTTTATTTTATATTCTTAAAAATAATATATCTTTGAAAAAATATCAAAATATGAATAATCAATATGGAAAATTGCATAATATAATTTAACACTTCCATTATCTTCAAATTCATCTGACATAAATTCTATATATGGTTTATCTTTTTCTGTATAGAATGGAAATAACTGTATATTACCTTCTATTTCTGGAAAGTCTTTATATTTAATACTGAATTTCTTTTTCATGTTAATTATATCTGGTTCTTCTTCATCATTAATAAATAATGAAATAAATAATTCAATATTATTCTTAATGAGTTCTAACTCATCATTCATCTTTGAGACTAAAGAATTTGTTTTTTCTTCATCACAAACTTCAATGACACCTAATTCTTTAGCCCTTGATAAGATAATATCTTTATCTTCAAGATTTTCTTCAACGAGACTTTTTAACTCCGATATATCTCGGATAAAAATGAGTTCGTTAGTTTCATTTTTAAATAAAATCTCTTTCATACATTCTTCAAATTCATCTTTTATTTTAATAATGAATTTCCCTTTTAATGATTCCTGAGAGATAACTCCAGGAATGGAATATATACCATTGTAAATATATAGATCTTTTCTATATACTTTATTAAGTTTTATTAGAAGACTTTTTAAATCTTTGGTAAGTCGTGTTTTTTCTTTTTTAAACTCTCTTAAAGCTTTAGCTTCATCCATAAGTCTTCTTTTTAATTCTTTTAAACTTTTTAAATCATGCTCTTGATTATAGATTTCATCAAAATTTTCATAACCAAGAGCAGTCATTCTTTTTTCTATATCTTTTATTAAGTCTATTCTTGTATCTACCATTCGAATCACCTATTATAGTTTACATATCTGACTAAGTCAAATGCTATAATTCTTAGTTTATTATCATTTTTATTTTTACTACCCAATGCTCTGAGTTTTAACTCATAGTCTTTTTCCTTAAGATCTTCAAGAATATACACATATTCTTCTTTTATAGGTTTTACTATAATTTCTTCTTCTGTGAAACTAACTAATCTAGCTATTATAGTTTTAGCATCCACTGTCATAAAATCAAGAATATTTTTAAATTTATTATCAATTCTAAGTGGATCATATGTTATAGGAAGACCGCAACCAAATATATTATTTGATTTATTCTGTGCTTCGTATATTTGTTCTTTTACTAAATCTATATGAATAGATTTAGTTCCTAATATAAAATCAGCTTTATCTCTTTTAAATATTATATTCTTCATGATTATACTCCTAAGTCTTTACATGCTTTCTTATATAATTTATCCAACGATGGTAAATTAAACCATTTTCTACCAGTACATAACCAGTTTTTAGTTTGGAAATTATCAAAAGCTTCTTTAGCAACATCATCATGAAAATCTGATGTTTCTTTTGGTAATAATCTGACATTAGTTATAGTATGAACTTTTCTTGGACCACCAAGTACATTAAATTGACCTGCATCAAGAATACACTTAAAGTGTAATGTACTAGGGTCAATATTCATGGCGAATATTGTACTTGGATAGAAACTACTCATATCCATATCTATAGCATATTGGAATATATTATTTGACTTTTTACTTCCATATAAAGCCATACCAGTTGGAAGATTTAATCTAGGATCACCTACAAGTGCACCCTCGAATCCAACTTTTTTCTTATCATCATCATCATCCTCATCTGGTTCTTCATCACTACCAAATGGTGTTAGGTTTATATTTTCACCAGGAACCATTCCACGTGTTAAGAAATCCAAATATTGATAATTCCTAAGTTTTACAGTTTGTTTAAATTCTGAATCGTATGGTGTTATATTTTGATATGCCGTAGCATAATAGTTTTCTAAATCTTTAGTTTTATCTTCAATACCTTTTTGAAGTAAAACGTCTTTGATGTTGTATATAAAATATTTCTTATAATTCTTATAAGAGAAATATTTAATACTTCCTTCTTCACCATAATCTAATTTAGAATCACCCACTACTTTTTTACCTATATAATTAAGTGAGAATGAACGTATTTCTGATTGACCTTTTCTAATAGCCGCATACGTTCTCATCTGACATGTATAATTAGTATATGATGTATTAAAAAAGTAGTCTGTTTTTGATTTAATATCAAAATGAAAATTATCTTTTTTAAACCAGCATTCTTTAACTGGAAAATCTGGATGACAGAATAAATCCTTAGGATCTAATCCTAACTTCTGAGCACGCTTATAAATATAATTAACGTCAAATTCGAAGTTCCAGAAAGTTACAAAATCAAATTTCCTTTTATTAATTAATTCAAAAAGATGAACTAACATCTTTTTTTCATCTTTATAGAAAAAGAATTTATAATCTAAGACTCCATATACATCATCAAACATCTCATGAAGTTCTTTCTTTATATCTTCTTGATGCTCGATAAAATCTATTTCCTGTTCAAGTCTACTTTTATGGAGTTCTCTTCTATATAATTCTTTATCTCTTTCACTTTGTGTCATATATGTTAAATCACGTTCAACATATTCACGTCCAACCAAAGCAAATGTGTAACACTTGGATTCATCGTTATCCACAAGTGTTACTAAATCAATAGGACATGTATCTGGATTAGCCAATCCTTCAACATCCAAAAAATCCGTCTCTATATCGGCAAATGCCTTTGATATAGGTTTAGGTCTTGAATTGTCATACATCATCATCCATTTATATCTATATAGTGCTCTTACATCATAATCAGCACCATATACAAATGGATACATTAAAAAATTCTTAAGTTCTGAGTATCTATGAGTTTTATAGATATCAGAGGCTTGTCTTTTTAAACCATCACCACCATCTTCAATTATGGCTGGTATAATATCTTTAAATGGTACACTTTTCTTTTCACACTTATCAAGATATTGATAGTTCAAACTGTATGGAACTCCATAAGGATCTAAATGTGTTGTCCTGTATTCTGGTTTTTCAAAGTATATGTCCACTGGTGGATTTGGTATTGTTGTAACGTGTTTTTCTTCTGTATCCAAATCTTTCCAAACGATATATAAAATATCTGGAGTTCCTTCTTTTTTGTTTTCTTTTACGTATTGGATATCTACAAGCATTGCAGAATCCTTTGGTATAATTTTACCCATATAAATACCTACTTTCTTTTAATATGAGTTTAAATTATTGTGCTTTGGTATATAAAAAAGAACTATGATGAAGAAGACAAAAATCTTCTTCATCATATAAATTAAATTGCCCAATATCCATCTACTGATATTAAACCTTCAATTTTATTAGTATTATCATATCCAGAACCACTTACTGTATAACATAATAATGCAAATCCAGTGTCCCATAATTCTCTTATATAATAATTTTTTACAAACCACATTCCACCATGCAACGTAAACTGTGGACAGGCATTATAAATATTAAATGGATAAAGACATGCTGTTGATGGTGTACCTGCACTATCTGATGTTGCACCATTAATACCTGATGCTACACACCATGCTTTACAATAGCCATTTTGATATTTTATATAATTCCAGTTATTTATTTTACCGCTTTCTACCATAGGATTTTCACGAGCCCACGGTTCAAATTTACGTACAACTGTAACACCATCAGAGTCATGCATTGTTAAATATGCTCTTCTATATACTCTTCCATTAATAGTTGTGAATTCTTGAAATTTATATATCCATGGAGATCCAGGTGAATTGAATGAACCGTTTCCATCATAAACCATAAGTCTACCAGCAGAAACTTGTGGGAGATTTAAACATGTTTCTGCCTCAGTATTTCCTTTTACATAATATATACCACTATCTAAAACTGTATTAATATCAACATTTTCTAAGTATCCTTTAATAATAACAAGATTTTGAGAGTTGCAGTTTTGTTAAGTAAGATTTCTGTAATCTTCGATAATTCTCTAAAGATAGAGAAATTTAACTTAACAAAATTGGTTCACACCCCTTTTTTCTTATAATTAATTTAGTATTAAATTATCAATTTAACAAATTTGTAATGTTTAACTTATATAAGGAGGTAAAAAATAATGATTAAGAAATTATTTATTTCACAACCTATGAGGGGTAAAAGTGAAGAATATATTAAACATGAAAGAGAAGCAATGATAGCTAAAGCTATAGAAGAAGCAAAGAAAAAATATGGAGAAAACACAAGAGTTGCAATTATTGATTCATATTTTGAAGATTATGATGGAAATGCTGTAGGATTTTTATCAAAATCAATTGGTAAATTAGCAGAAGCTGATATAGCAGCATTTTCTCCTGATTGGGCATCTGCAAGAGGATGTAAAATTGAACATACTATTTGTGAAGAGTATGAGATTGAAATTATTCTTGATTAGGTGATAGAGTATGACTAATGAACCTATGACTATTTTTGAATATTTGGAATTTTGTGCTAAAAGAAAATTACGCACATATGAAAAGAAACTCATTGAAATGATGACGGCTGATGATGCTAGAACTACATCAATTGTAATTCCTCTTTCACATAATTCCGTAAATATGAATAAAACTAAATATGGATTAAAAGCATCAAATGTAGTTATTGATGATTTCAATCTTATTAATCAGGAGGTAGTAAATAATCATGAGTAAAAATTTTGATGATGATTCTTATGTGCCTTCTAGATATAGAGCTAAAGAAGCATTAGAGGATCTAGATGCATTAGAAGAGTTATTTATTCTTCCTTCAGATATAGCTAAAAGAGAAGAATCAAAAAAAGAAAGTAAGAAAAAAGAAACTGTTAGTGAACCTGATGATTTACTTGATACTGATTGGATGGATACTCTAAGTACTCTTAGAACTGAAAAGAAAAGATTCAAAAATGTAGAAGACTTATTTGGTGAAGGTGGAAAGAAAAAGAAGAAAAAGAAAAAGAAAAACGCTGATGGACCAAAAGACCATTCTGAAGATTTTGAAAATGAACTCAGATTACTTAGAAATATCTTAAAAGAACAAACAGGATTGTCAGATTCACTTCAGGAAAGATATGATACATTAAACAGACAAAAATCATCAGCAAGAGGTGTTGGTAAATTTACAACAGATTTAATTGCTACATTAAATCATGCCCGTACATTAGAAAAAGACATAGTCAAAGAAATTACGGGTATAAAGAAGACTATTGCTGATTTAAATATGAAGGAACGTGAAAAATTCGGAAAACTTGAAAATATGAGTGATGAAGATATGAATCAATTCGCTTCTACATATTTAAAGAAAATTATGGGTGCTAACCAAGACATTAATGGTGGATTTGGTGAATCAATAATTGATGATGTTATTGATGCAGATGACTTTTATGGTGAATTAGATTTGAATATGAGAGAATCTGATGGATATGCATCTAGAAGTGAGGATGCTGACAAGTATCTCAAATATGAAAAACAACAAATTACAGTAAAAATACTTTATGACCAAAGTGATGAAAGTATGCAATTCTTTGCAGAGAATGAAAATGGTGAAATAGTTGATGATTATCCATTACCTGGAACTATTGATTCGGTTAGAATTAATCATTCAACTAAAATTGGTACAGATAGATTTGGTCAGAAGTTCCAAGTTATTTATCAATAATAACAAAAAAGAAAGGAGTAGTTTTTACTACTCCTTTCTTTTATAAGGAAATCTTCTAGTTGAAATTCTATAATTGGTTCGTAATAATACCCAATATCAAATAATATAATTAAATCTCCTTTATTATAAATATTTTATTACATGAAAATAATATATCTATAAAAAAATTCGATAAAAACAGAGGAAGTAGATTTTCTACTTCCTCATTTATTTAGTTAAATAAACCATTTACTGTAATACTAAAATCACCAGTAATATATGATAATCCAGTCAAATCTGCTGTATCCATTCCATCATAATGATATACATGGATAAACAAGTTTCCATTAGAGCATTCAGTAACTACATTATGGATAGTTGAATTTTTCATAAATGTTGAATCATTACCTTCCGTCACATTAATTGAAGAATTATATGTATCCATAGTTTTCTTACCAGAAAAGTTTGATGGTAATGGAATTACAAATGTATATTTATGAATAGCAGATGTACTTCCATATTGAATCTCTTCTTCTACTTTATTTCCATCTTCATCAATCTTTGTAATAATGAAACTTCCAGTAGCATCTCCACCTTCTTCTACAATATCTGGTGTTACAGCAATACTAGGTCTAACTCTTGTACTTAATTGGAATTTAGTTTCTCCATAAGTTAAGCAAGACCATCTATAAATGCTTCCTTCATGAGTAACATCTTCTGTATCATGTTTAATAAGCATTGTAGTTTGTATATCTTTTTCCCACTTTTCAAGAAGAGAGTCTCCATCAGGAAAGAAAACACATCTTGCTAATGTGTTTAATATTAATGGTTTTAAACTCTCAGTATGTTTATCTCTATATAGGAAAAAGGCTTTTTTTAAGTTTTTCATCTTTTACCCTCCTATACTAATTTCATAAGTTCAACCCAAAACTTTCTAATATCCTTAGTATTTTTAACGATATCAGATAATGTATTTTGACTTAATAAGAATCCACCTACCAATGTATTATCAATTGCAAAAATAACGTATGGTAAATAATCAATACAAAGTACTGATGAACCTCCATATGTATTTAAAAATCTTTCTACAAAATAACGAACTGTTAAAGTTTTCATTCTTGGTGATAAGTCTTTTAAGAAATTGAATAGATCTTCAATTGTTTTAGGTTTGGCTAAATCATACTCATCAAGAACCTGTTCAATATTCTGAACTTTTCTTTCTGTAGTAATCTGAAGGGCTGTGTTATTGATAATATCGTCATTTTCTAATTCCCATACATTTTCTAAGAAAAACTTAGATACTAAAAATGCAATCTTATCATGTAATGTAGTATCAAGTGAAAGAGCATAGTCTCTATTTAATACTCTCATAAACATATTCACATATACTTCATTAGCAATTTTCATAATAGTAGTACTTCTTGATAAAACTTGATGTCTTGAATGGAAATGCCATGCTAAGAATGCTGATTCTAAAAGAATATATAAATTCTTCATAGGTATATCAAGTCTTAATTCATCGGCAACCAATTTACCAAAAGAACTCACAAAAATACTAACTACTGGACCACTAGAACTTTTGTGAATTACAAATGGTACAGACTTTGTCATTTTCTGAGTTGTTGATTTCCAATATACTAAACGAATTACACCATCATTAAATGCTTCTAATACTTTAGGTGCAAGAGGTGAAATACGAGTTTTATCTATTTGAATAAGTTGCTCTTCAATAAAGCTTTTATCTAAAACGATTCCTTCTTTTAATGCTTTTAAAATTCTACTCTGGATTTCCCCAGAAGCATTAAAAAGCCCATAAATAAAAGAATCTGACATTGATGATTCCATAAATATTTCATCATTAACTACATTATTCATTCTTTTATTCCGCCTTTCTATTTGTATTAAGTATATTGTTTTCTGGGTACTTTTCATGCAAAAAAATAATAACTACCCACAGGTAGTTATTATTTCATAGTTAAATATGCTAATACCATTCTAACATGTTTGTCAGTTGGAATCATAGCATCTACATATGTACGTAACTTTGTATATGATGAGTTACCAAAACTTTTTGTGATATTATAAAGAGTATCAAATGCACCACATAATTCTTGTAAACCTGTTATACTTTCTGGCATTGTAATTTCTGACCATGATGTATCATTGTCATCAATACAACGTAATATAATTAATATAGCCTTTGCAATTTTATTTATTTCTTCAGTTGACTTATTCATTCTAAGTATTTTCTGAAGTGATTGAAATAAAATAGTAACTACTTTATCACATATTTTATTTGACTCTTTTATATCTGACAAAAATTTATTTAAGTCATCATCTCTTATTGCTTCATATGTACTCTCCATATTAGGTTGTGTTAAAACATACAAAGCAGTTACATACTCTCTTCTTTTTGAATATAGATCCATAATTCATACCTCCTTTATATTCAATTTAATAGTATACTATTTTAAATTTAGTATTTTCGTTTAAAAGTATACAAGACGTTTATAAACGTCTTGTATACCACATAGACAATTTAATATTTTGCCTGAACTGTTCCTGCATCTTCAATAGTTGATTCTTCATCTCCTGAAGTTTTCTCTTGAGTAGGGATTACTTCTTCTGGAATAACTTCATCAGACTCAACTGGACGACATACTCCATTATTTTCTGTTGTATCACCATCCATAGGACATGAACCTGCATCTACAATATTGGAATCTGATACTTCAACTGGACATGGACCAGCAGGTCCAACTTCCTTCAAGTCTTCTGCTTCTGCATCATACATTACTCCACCTTCTCCCATATATCTAGGAGCATTTTCTGGTGATTGAATAGGTTCGCCTACCACAGATCCATGTGTTTCTTGATTATCAGATGCAATTTCTGCTTGTTGAATGCTTCCTTTGTGTTTAATAATATCGAATGCATTTACAACATTTCTCATTGATTCGATACCTGTAATAGGTGTCTCTTCATTTAAGATTTTTAATACGGTATTGATATCTTCACTATCATATACCACTACTGTCTTCATTTCAGCCATTATAACTGCCTCCTTAAATTTATTTATTTGATTATATAAATTGTCAAATAGTGTATAAAAAAGAAGAGAGGTTACTCTCTTCTTTAATAAATCATTTTTGAAATAATCTTTTCAATTGGTTTGCTGTTTGAATAGAATGCTAAATAACTTAATGCTCTACATCCCTCAACTAATTTTGAATTGTAATTGATATCTCCAAACTTATAATAAATCTTTGGTAACGATGTTAAATACCAACGATATACATCTGGATAATCAATATATTCAAGTTCCTTAGATTCATATTTTTCTCTTTTATCAATAATACACTGACCGAGAATTTCAACTAATCCTTTTATTGTAGTTGAATCTTTGATTGTAACTTCTTCTGGAACCAGTAATGTGGTATTTACATTTGGAGAACCTGTTACAAGTACATATGCTAATAAGCATACATTTTGAAGAATAATATCATCTGATGGTCTTTCTCCATCTAAAAATCCAGGTGTTAACATATCTTCAAGTCTGAGTACTTGTTTTGATACAGTTTCCAAAACTTCTTTAGCATTCTTACTGTAGAATGAATCTGCCATTCCAATGAGTTCTGAAATTTTAAATAATTCATCTCTGTAAGATACGTTATTTGAAGCAAAATATGATATAAAATTTCCAATACAATCTCTGATTTGATAAATAAGATTTATTGCCTCTTTGTGGTTCTTCTTTTTACCACGATACTTTAATTCTTTTGCGATGATATGTTCGAAATTATTATCGATATTCAAAAGCATGTTTATAATAAACCGTGCTTTATAAATATTTGATTTAACCGGAACTGTATCGAGTTTTCCATTCCATAAAATACTTGTAATATAACTTTCAAGAATAAGATCTGCTGGTGAGGTTCTTACTCCAGTTTTTATATACGAAGCATCCAATAACGACATATTATTCAGTACTCTAACTGCAAGACCAACATCATAATGAAATGAATCAACTACTCTACTATATTCGAGACTAAGTTCAATATCACTTTTTATAATTTCATGTCTTTTAAGAAGTCTTTCTTTTATATTTAAGATAATCTTAGATGCGTACTCTAATTTATCTCGTCCTAAATCTTTCATTATATTATACCTCCTATATTTTCATTATTATAATATACTTCTTTAAATAATTTACCAATGATCATAATATCTATACTCATCTATACTTAATATAGTTCTTTGTAAATCATAATCATCAATAAATTCAATATCACCTACTGAATTTAAAGTTTCTAGATTATAATATACAGCATTTTGAAATTCTATAGTTTCATATAAATCCCTAGAAACCATCCATTTGAAATAGTCTTTATCTTTAAGATGTCCTGGTACTACAAATTTATCTCTTAATGATTCAGTATCACCTATTAATATTTTATATGAATCACTAAAATGTAAAAATAAATAAAATGATTCACAGTGAGTAGTTCCGAAAAATTTCTTATGATTATATACCATATAATCATGATAATTCATATAAAAATATTTTCTTACAAAAGCTTCTTCTGGATTATGTTTAAGATCAACAACTTCAAAATTTATTAATTTAAAATCATCCATATTTGCCCTAAACCTATTTGTCAATACAGAATCTGTACATAATCCTATTGTATCATTTGTTTGATTTTTATATGAATCTATTTCATGTATTGAACAGAACTTAGTTGATATATCATCAGTTGGATTTGTATATGTTAATTGATATAGCATTAAATATAACCCTCCATTTCATCAATCAAAATTTTTGCAAGGACGTTAACTTCTTTATTTATTAACTTACATGAATTTAGAGCATTATGTCTTTTTTGGTAATAATAACTACTTTCAAATGCTATTTGCTTACTAAGTGTATCAAATTTTAATTTAGTATTATCACCCATTATTTTAATAAATACCATAGTAGAAGCGTTTATAATAAAATCACGACCTTCTAAAATAGCTCTAGCAGCTTTATGATTTCTAAACATATTAGAAGCTTTTTCATATTCTTCATCATCATTAGAATCCATAGTTGAAAGGATTGATTGTAGAACAAAATAAAACTTTGTTCTTGCACTAGCCTCTGGGACATTACATTTTAAATAAAGTTTTTCAATTCCAACTTCTTCAAATTCTGATCTGTATGATAATATCATGTCTTGATCAGATTTATAATAAAAATCTATATATTCATCTTTAATATTTTTAATATAATCAATACTAGGTGTTTTATTTGTATAATTTATATCTAAAATATCCATATCAAACTGATCTATCATTTCAAAATTTATTTTATCAATCATAAGAAATCTCCTTTTATCATTTATATAAAAATAATATATTTTTATAAAATATAATAATTTATTACACCTATAACATAAAATTAATGCAGAAGATAGGTACCAAAAATTGTAGTATCCTCGGAAGTGTTATGATAGCGGTTTACCGTTTATAACCGGATACGATTTTCTTGCATTCTTTGTATTGTGGTGCCACCCGATAAAAGCTTAGGTGGTGAGATCCGGACGTGAAAATCAATGGCTTAGTAAAATTGAGAGAATAAAATTTGGAGAACATAAAACCATATATTCGTTATGTAACTCTGCGTGAGTGAAGAATAGTGGTAATCTTCATACCTAGCCCGGGGTAAATTAGGGTTTGAATGCTTATAGCCAATAATTCCGGATAAGTAATTATGAACAAGGATGAGATTAAGTTCTCATCCTTGTTCTTTTCATTTTTTTAACCGAAAAACAGTTTACTAAGCTCAGATTATTAATAAAGAAGGGAGGTTACTAAGTGTCTAAATATTTTAGAAAAGATAATGAATTCATCTATTTAACAGATGATTACATGGAATTTTATATTCCCCTTGATTTTTTTGATCAGAGCAAAAGATTCGCAGTAGATTTTTCTTCATATATTGAAACTTTAGGATTATTTTATGTTGGAATTTTCGAAAAAGGATCATTTAAAGAATTTAAAGTGATGAAGCAACCATATACTATTACAGTTTATGTGTATGATTCAGAGAATAGAACTGTACAACTCCCTGATGGGGAAACTGTATGTAAAGTTCTTAAATACAACAAAAATGCTGCACTTATGAATTCAAAAATTATTCAAGATGCACAATCATCACTTGAATATCTTGATTTAGTAATGGGTGGAAAAGTACCATCAAGTGTGCCATATAATATGGCTGCTATATTGTGTCAGAAAAATAAAATGGTTAATAAGGTTAATTTTGGTGTAAGACCAGAAGTTGAAGAAATGGTTATAGCATTAAATTACCGTAATCCTAATGATTTGTCTGAACCTTTTGCAATCACATATGGTGGAAATTTAGCTGTTTCACCACATGCGTATACTACTGTAGGAACTCGACAAATTTGTCAATATGCATCAACGTTCTCTTCATTAACATTTGAAGATATGGATGCTATGCTAACTACATCTATTAATCGTTCTCGTAAAAAAGGAAAAGAGAAGTTTTCTCCTATAGAGGATGTAATAAAGATGTAATAATGTTATTTCCTACCCTTTATTAACCAAAACAAATATATAAAAATTTAAAAGGAGGGCTATTTTTTATGGCATCAGTAATTCAGATTGTTCCTAAGGGACAATACCCTCATGTCGAGACTTTTATCTACGACAATACAGAGGTTAATGATACTCCTTCTACTGAAGTCGATGATACTATAAAAACTATCCATGTCTTCAGATCTGGAAAGGGTATTGATAATAAAATTGTTAAAATAACAAGTCAACCAGATTTTACTGAAACTTTCGGTAAAACTGACTATAAGAAATATGGTCAAGCCTTGATGATGCCTTATGCTTCTCTAGCTTCAGAAAGAACATCAGTATACTGTATGAGATTAATGCCTGATGATGCGGCATATGCAAACTCAGCTATTTATGCATATTACAGATTAGCTAATGTCACTGTGAAAGAACCAGTTCTTGATGAAAATGGTAAAGTTACTTATGAAGAAGATGGTTACACAGTAAAAACTCAAGAAGTTGAAAAGCAGGTATTTCAGGTTATGTTCCGTTCAGCATCTTTTGCTCCAACAGTAAATGCTGAAACAAATAGACTTGAAAATGATAGTACTGCAGTAATCGATGACAAAACATTTGATTCATTGATTAAAGCATCTATCGAAGATATCGAAGCAACTGATGGTGGCGAAAATTGGGTATGCGTACCTCTTATGCGTTCAAGATTAGTTGGTCGTGGTATTTATGGTGATGACTATAAATGGCGCATCACAAAAAATGCTGAATATGAAAAAGATTATGAAAAGAAAATTTATACTTTCGAAATCATGTCAGCTGAAAACGGACTTGAAAAGTCTGCAACATATGTAGGTTCTTTGGTAACATCTGTTGTTAATAATGAATCTATGTTTATTGATGATATTATTTCTGAATATGATGAAGGTGAATATCCAGTAGCCATCAACGTTTATGAAGAATCTGTTGAAATCATCTACAATGCTTACAAGAAATTCTTATACTCAGTTGCAAAAGAAACTGGTGAAGAAATCGTTGTTCCAGACAAAGATGAATTCGACTTATTATTCGGTATGGAATTAAATACAAATACACCATATGAATACTTCCAAGTATTAACACCTCCGACAGAAACTGTTACAGCTGAAGATGGTTCTGTATCCGTTGTTCCTAATGGATACCCAGTTCCAGATGATGCTAATGCAATCGTTATGGGTGATACTATTGGTATTCCATATGCTGGTGGATATGATGGATCATTCTCTATGTTTGTTGATACAGAAAATAAGACAGTTGTTAATGGTGCTCTTGAAACTATTTCTGCAGCCGATTATGCTACAGCAGTTAGAAATGGTATTCTTCATCTCCAAAAAGATAAAGTTGGAACCAGAGATGCATCAACTGTTGAAGACTTTATGTATGCAAAAGCCTTCGCTGGTATGTTAGACAAGTCAATCTTATCTGTAAGAAGAACTCCTGCAGATTACTTACTTGATGCTAACTACTCATACTATACAAAACACTCATTTGTTCAATTTGCTCTTGCTCGTAATGATGCATTAGTATATATTGATACAGGTGTTGAATATGATTCATTCACAAATGCAGTTCTTGAAACACTCAAAGCTGATTATTATGAATCAATCTTTGCTGACAGATTAGTTTCTGTAAATGCTCATCATATGAAAGTGTCTGATCCATTTACACAGAAGAAAGTAGTAGTTACTATGACATACTACATTGCAAGAAACTTACCTGTTCATTGGGCAGCAAATGGTATCCAAACACCATTCGCTAAAGCAAAAGCTCGTATTACAGAGCACGCTAAAAACTCTATTTATCCTGTAATTGATTTACATGAGGGTGATCTTATGGAAACACTTACAAATATTAGAGTTAACTATGTTGAAGCTATTGGTGAGAACCAATTCCAACGTGGTATTCAAAACACTGCTCAAACAATCAAGTCTGATCTTGATGAAGAAAGCAATGTTCATGTATTAATGTGGTTAAAGAGAAATATCGAAAAAGATGTATTCGATAACCTCTATAACTTCGCAAATGCTTCTGAAAGAGCTACATTCAGACAAGTTGAAAAAGCTAAGTATGAATTTATTGAAGGAAGCATGGTTGAATCGTTTGATATCACTTTTGATATGAACGAATGGGAATCTCAAAGACAAATTCTTCATTGTTACCTCGAAGTAGTATTCCGTGGTATCGCTAAACGTGCTATCATTGAAATCGATGTTAACAAGAGAGATTATACAGCGTAAGGAAGGAGGAAATAATCAATGCCAGTAACAATTCAAGAGAATATTAAGTCTCATAATGACGCCAACTTAACAAAGTATGCTTTGTTTCTTGGCGGTTTAGATGTAACTCATGATGTTCTTGCTTCTTACGATCCATTTATTGGTGGTAAAGCACGTATCTTCATGACAAGAATGCCTACCTTCACTCTTGATTCACAAAAAGGTATTCCTGAAAAAATGAAAAAGTTTAAACATATCTTAGAGTATGCTAACACTGGTGTTTCAGGAATCAATGATATTGATGTCAATAGTGAAACTATGACAGGTGGTTATGTTGGTAGAGAATTTGCTATTCCAACACTTGCTAAAAACAATACAAATACTATCACTATTTCTACTTATGAATTCTCAGGTAGACCAATGGGTGAAGTATTACACTGGTGGATTTCTGGTGTTATGGATTACCAATCAGGATTTGCAACATATCACGATGTAGATTTGGCTGTTAAACAATCAAATCATATTGCTGAGTTCATTTATGTTGTAACAGATAGAACTGGTAAATCAAGTGGAATTGAATTTGCATGTATGTTTGCAAACTGCTTCCCAACAACTATTAAGATGGATCACTTGAACTATAGAGCAGGTGAAGCTAATGTTGCAGAAATGGACATTACATTCAGCTGTACTATGTACGAGTCTCCACAAATCAATGCAATTGCTAAGAAGTTGCTTGAAAAATATCAAATCCTTATGGATTCACTTGATTTCTGTCCGAAGTTCGATATGAACACAGATGAAACGGGTGTAGCAACTGCTTACAATCCTGAAACTGGTCGTTTAGAAAACGCCTAAAATAAATAAAATATAGGTTGATGAATTATCATCAACCTATATTTTTTACGTAATATTAACTCTTTCTAGATAAGTTTCATTATTATATGTCTCTTCACTATACTCAACAATAAAGTCTTTCATAAATTCTTCATCATTCAATTTTTCAACAACCGCATCTACTCCTTCTCTTAATACATCTACATGTATAATACCAGCAGAAATTGAAAAATCTACTTTATGACCTGTTGCATAGCTTAAAGCTTCTACTAATTTTTGAGCTTGTTTACTTCTTCCATGGAAAAATGCTACTCTTATTCCATTATTATAAATTTCATCATCTTCTTTATCGCTCCATGTAAAATTTTGTTTGTTATCCATTTTTATAAATCTCCTTTTCTTAAATTATAAAAAAGTAACTAGATAGATGATTTTTCATCTATCTAGTTAAATTAATTATTGTATCTCATCTGCAAATACATCTAAGTTATCTTTACCTTTATTTTCTGGATTTAATGAATTATCAATATTTTGAAGTTTGATTTCTTCATACCAATCAAAAATTTCATCAACATCAATACTTGGTAAGTATTTTCTAACTAGACGTTTTGTGATTTCTTGTATAACATTTTCCAACTCTGGATTTTGATTCCATGCCTCACCTAAAAGAAGATTAAGAATAAATGTCCTAATAGCATCAAATGATGTTAATGCTTCTTGTTTAAGCAAGTTATTTGCAAAATTAGGAGGTGTAAGTGTAACTGTAAATGATTTAATTTTATTAGGATCAACTGCACCAGAGTGTTTAGCAACTAGTCTATAGAACTCTGTGATATTTTCATTAAAATTAATCTGATATGACATTACACGTCCTTGGAATCTTGTATTTGCAAGTTCTAATGATTTTGCAAAATCTGCTTCGTTCATGTAATTCATAATTGCTTGTGGAACACCTGTTCCTAAGATATAACAATTACGAAGCATTTCCATGAGTTCAGTATTTAACTGGACATCCTGTCCTTGAAGAATTTCTGTTTCAAATCCTCTTTCACCATTTCTGCCTGTTGGAATATACATTTCTGTACCATTACCAACTTTCCTAAGTAGGGTTGTGTAAGACATTAAATCCATGATATTTACTTGATGGTTTTGTTTATCTCTCGCAATTTCCTGTATCTTATTAGATATATTCTTATCAATTCCTGATGTTCTAACATAGTTTACCTTTTGGTCATTAGAATAAAGAATGATAGATGTAATCTTAAATAAAAGAAGCATGAGATATAACTTAGCATAGAATAATGAAGGTTCAATCATAGATACACCTTCTTCATTCTCATTTTCATTTACTTTAAATTCACAAACATATTCTGCTGGAATAAATTGGAATTTAAGTCTCTTTGTATTAAGATCATAATAAGTTAAAGCTTCTGCAATAACTTCTTTAAGTTCAGAATTTTCTCGTAAAAACTTCTTATCAAAACTCATTACGATTCTATGTACAAGATTATCAATAATTGATCTTTGTCTACCACTATTATTATACTTATTATAATAAGTAGTACTTGTCATTATACCATTTACTGGCTTAATTTCATCCTCTTGAATATAAAAATAACCAATTGGTTTATTTAAAATTTTAAGAGGAAACATATGCATTGGATCAACTAATTTGATATAACAATCAGTAAAATTCTCAAATTCTTTATCAATTTTCTTTTCTGATTTTTTGTAGTCTTTGCCATATACACCAGCATCAACATTTGAAACTTTTGTGAATAAGTCTCGTCCATCCTCTACATATAATTTAGCATACTCTTCAAGAGCTTCTGCTGACTCTGTTATAAATGGTAATGGAACTTCATCGTTACATACAGTAATATTATTCATGTATGATTCGATTTCATCCTTAACTTTTTCTACAAATTTATCTTTTGTTAGCTCAGAGCCATAATGAATATTTGTCATGTGTTTAATTTCTTTCTCGTCGAATTGATCAACAAAATCTGTTGCACACTCTCTAAAATATTCATCTTTTGTTTTCTTTCCATCATTATTATCTTCTTTAAAAGAATCAATAATAGGACTTTCAGTATAGGTTCTAGCATCACTTAAGAAACTTGCACCACTTATAGGGTCAACCATCTTTTTCTTAAAATCTGCAAATATTTTAGAATATGGTAAAACATAAGCATAGTAATTTCCATATGTTAAAGTCTTAGGAACTACATGGTCTTTAATTTTTGATTGTAATTTGAATTTAGTTTCAATAAACTCCATATGAGATTGAAGTTCTTCTATAACATCATCAGATTCAAATTCAAAATTAAAGTTTCTTGAAATACCACCATCATTAACATCAGGAGATACAATTGCATCTCTCATAATATTAATAGCTTCTCTAAGTTCAATTAACTGAGAAGATATTTCTTGTAAATCTGCATATTTAAGCATTTTATTCTGATATGCATCAGATAAAAATGTAGTTATTTGCCCATCATCTGAATTCAAAAATGATTCAATACTAGGATTATTCCATGAGATTCTTGTATCTTGTTTAAATAACTCACCCATAAAAGTAGTTATACTTTGTCCATCTGAATGGTTTAATCCATCCATTTCATTTTTAAGTAAATCATTAAATTGATTTACTAATACTGAATGATCATTCTTTTTTGTTGCACCATAAAGGGATAATTCCATTTGGCTAATCATATTATTGAGACTATTTGTAATAGACTCATTTCTCTTTTTTTCTGAAGGAGTAAGATCATCCAGACTACGTGGTTTGCTCTCATTTTTTGGCATGAGTGTCTCTCCTTTCATTTTTCTTTAACTTAGAAAACTGTTTTTAAGACAATAAATTAGTCAAAACAATTTATTAATTTATAAATGATTCGAGGTGTTAAAAGATGGGAATTTTTCCAAAAAAAGAAGAATTTGTATCTAAAATACCACAAAAATATCAAAACCTTACTTATCAAAGCATGACACTAGATTTAGTATCAAAAATTTCAAGTGAATTCCCTGAATTGAAGCCACCAAAATTTATTGATTCTGAATTACAAAAAGGAAACATGACTGAAGAAAAAGCTAATCAATTAAAAATCAGATCAATGGTAAATGGTATCAAAAGTTATGTAAGTAATGAAAAACGTAAATTTGATGCTGAACAGACTAAAAAGAAAAATATTCTTCCTGATAAGATTAAGCGTAAAATGATTAAGGTTTATGAAAGTGGTTCAAATGGTACAATATCAAAAGATGAAGTAAATTATCTTATTGATGCATTAAAATAACAAAAAAAGAAGATTGATTAGATCAATCTTCTTTTTATTTTTTCAATTCATAATATGGAAGAATTATATGCATTGAAGATGTAATTTGACTATCACCTTTTAAATCATTTACATAATTAACATCTTCAATCCATCGTTCCATTCTATAGTTTTCTGTTTCAGGATGCATTTCACATACATATCCATATAATTCTGACACTGTATCACCAGATTGAATTTCATATGAAAAATACATTTTATCATATAACTGACTTGCAACATAATCTTCTTTTTCTCTTTTGTTACCTTCTTCAATAGCTATTGAAATTGTATATGTAAAGAAAAGTAATAAAGCGATAAAAATTACAAAGTTGATATTGCTTTGTTTTCTATTATGTCTTCTTGTAAATTCCTCCTGAAAACTTGGATAGTGCTTAACCCCATTTTTATCAATATAAGCTCTCATTTTATTTATGCTCCTTTTTAAAAATTTAGAGAAGAGGATTAATCCTCTTCTCCTGTTTGTTCTGGTGTAACAGTTTCGTCTTCAAATTCATCATCGATAAAATCATCTTCAAAATCATCATCTTCTTTAGATGCTGATTTTTCTGCACGTTTATCTTTGATTAATTTTGCGGTATTTTTAGCTACTTTAGAAACACCTTTAACTGCTAACTTTCCTGTTTCTATAAGTAATTTACCAACTTGAATACCTACTTCAACTGCTACTACAGTAATAACTGCATCACCAATAATTTGTGAATAGTTTTTGTTTGTGTTGTTTGTTGTTTTCATAAAACCTCCGGCTCTTGATATTATCTCCACCACATGTAATAAATTTTGTTTGCTGACGATTATATTTATTACGTCACGCTATGAACTTTTTTGATATAAATAGATTTATTTCTACTCATATTCGCGAAAATATTATATCAATATTAGATTTAACTTTACGGTTAATTTAATTGAAAAAACACTACTTTAACCCTATAAACAAGAAAGTAGGTGAATACATTGAAAGTAGGATTATTAAATACTGAAGAATTTATTTCAGTAAATAATCTTAAGGAAATAACATCACCTGTTATGTTCCAAAGAGGAAATAACCCTCATCCAGAAGGTCTCTTTAGTACTGAAATTTTTGGTATGACACCAAAAGATAGAAAAGAGACTTTTGCATATATTAATTTAAATCATGTATTCCTACATCCTCATATTTATAAGATAATGAAACGATTTTTTAGAAACGTTGAAAAAATAGTTAATGGTTCTTCTTATTATCAAATTAATAGTGAAGGACATCTTGTTTTATCTGATAATATTAATGGGGAAACAGGAGTTCAATTTTTATATGATAACTGGGAAAAGATTAAATGGGAATATTCTGATTCACCGTCAAGAAACGAAAGAATTGATGTTGTGACAAAAAGTAAGAAATCAGAAGTTTTCATTTCAAAACTTATAATCATTCCACCATTTTATCGAGATGTAACATCATCATCAGGTGGAGGACAAATACCAGAGATTAATAACTTTTATGCAAATGCTATTCGTTTATCTTCTATATTAAAAGAAAACGATTTATTTAGTTTTAATCTCTATTCATCTCAATATGCTATACAAGAATTACTTGTAGAGACATATGATTATTTTAAAGAAAAACTTCAATCTAAAAATGGTTTACTTAGAAAATATCTTATGGGTAAAAACGTTGACCTTTGTACAAGAGCTGTTATTACAGCAGCATCTTTCCATGCAAATAGACCTGAAGATATGCAGATTAATCTTAAATATAGTGGTGTTCCTATATCACATATTTTATCTCTATGTAATCCATTTATTATGACATGGATTAAAAATTTCTTTGAACGTGAATTAATGGATCCAAGTGAAAAGCATTTAATTGATTCTAGAACTGGGAAGGTTGTTGAATTAGTTGAACTTGCTAATCCTGAACTTATTTTTACTGATAAAGAAATTACAAAGAAAATGAATTCATTTATTAAAGATCCAGATATGAGATTCAAGCCAATTGAAGTTCCTCTTAAAAATGGAAAAACTTCATATCTTTTATTTCATGGTAAAAGATATGATATGAGAAATAAAGATGAAATTGCATCAATTGCTAATAGAAAGATGACATGGACAGATGTATTTTATATGGCATGTGAAGATGCAGTTAAAGATAAACATGCAATTATTACTAGATATCCTTTGATTGACCAGTATGGTCTTTTTGTTACTAGAGTAACTACATTGAGTACATCAAAAACTGTACCTATGCAAGTTGGTGAAACTTTATATCCATATTATCCAGATATTGATTTATCTGTACCAGATAGTAAAGTTCCTACTTTATTTATAGATTCAGTTATGTTCTCTAATAGTTATCTTCCTGGTATAGATGGTGATTAACAAAATAGTTACCTAACCTCTTTAATTGCTGGAAACTCCTTAGAGTCTAAACTACCAAAGTGTAACAATGTTTAGAATTGGACAATCAGCAGCGAAGCTTCTTATTATAAGAAGAACGTTCAACGACTATCGAAAGCATAACATAAGAGAAAGACTTATGTGAAGAAGTGAGTAGAGTAGGATTTATAATCCGAAATGGGAGGCAATATTAATTTGGTAGTAGAATTAATATTGAAGATATAGTCTGAACTTTATAGAAATATAGAGATTAACATAGTTGTATGACGGTGATCAAACTACAGTAAAAATTGTATGGACGCAAGAAGCCAATAAGGAATGTGAAGAAGTTATGAATAGACCATCATTCTTTGTAAGAATGGATGGTTCATTAGTAAGGTTTGTTGAAATAGAAGCTATTCAGACATTCTATAATATGTCTAAAGAACCTTCTAGATCTAATAAAACTTTATCTATTCCAGAAGTTCATAATTTAACAAAATTAACACCAAATGATATCACATTCGATTTACTTATTGATTTATTTGGTCATATTGGTGGTAAAAAACCTAAATATGAACCAGAAGATAAAATGATTATTCCAGTTGGAGAGTATTATAATAAAGAACCTATTGAAACTACAGTAGGAAGATTTATCTTTAATAAAGCTCTTATTGAAAAATCTGGTATGGTTAAAGTACTTGGATATATCAACGATGTTTTAACTGAAGGATATTTCCATAATAAATTAGAAGGTAAAATTGCTGTTGAATTAATTGAAGGTAGAATTACAACAGACCAAATGTATACTTATGTTGATACTAGAGACTGGTTATCACTTCAATTACATGCATTAATAACACCTTCATTCACACCAAATACTATAAAGATTCATCCTGAAGTTCAAAAACTTAAGAATGAATTATTTAAGAAATATGAAAAAGAATTAGCAAGTGGTAATGCTATTATAGCATCACAAATAGAATCTGAATTGATTAATAAAACCAAAGAAGTATTAAAAGATGATATTGGAATGGATTTATATGTTTCTGGAGCTCGTGGTAGTTTAGGAAATAACTATAAAAATATTGCACTTATGAGAGGTGCGGTTTATAATCGTGCTACTGGAAAATTTGAAGTTGTTAAGAATTCATTAAATGATGGTCTTGCAGTAGAAGATATTCCTATTTCATCAAATACAATTCTTGAAGGAGCCTATCCTAAAGCTTGTGGTACGAGAGATTCAGGATATATATCTAAAAAATTACTTGCTGAATGTCAGACTGAGTTTTTAGGAGATAAAGATTCAGATTGTCATACTAAACGTGGAATTAAAATAAAATTAGAACCTGGTATGGCTAAAAACTATATTTATAGATATATCATGGTTAATGGTAAACCAGTTAAATTAACTGCAGATAATATCGATAAGTATATAGGAAAAGAAGTAGAACTTAGAAGTCCAATGACATGTATTAGAACTGAAAAAGGTGAGATTTGTAATGTATGTGCTGGAGATTTCTATTATATGGTAGATAATAGAGCTATGGGATTATCAGCATCTCGTATTGGAAATGCTCTTACAAAATATAATATGAAAAAATTCCATGATAACGTTATTAAATACACTGATGTTGATTTGGATGATTTATTAATGTAAAAAATAAAGAGAGATGAAAATAATTCATCTCTCTTTATTTTAGTTTTGAATATCCTTTGGATGGTCTTTAGATTTATTTTTCTTTTCTTTAATTTTAAACCATAATTGCATAATAATAAATGCAATACCTGCTAAAAATCCAAGTCCAAAATATCCAATGACAAAATATTTAAATAGGTCCCAAATACATTTAAGACAATATTTAAATCCTTTAACATATGTTATTTTACCAAGCATAATAATGATTAGTATAATAGTAGTATATCCAACTAAATCCCATATAAACTTTTTAAATCTTTCATCATCTGAAAAGTATAAATCAAGTTTATATCTTAAGATTCGTCTTTTTGTCAATTCATTATAACCATATATATCGTATACAGTTATAGTTGTATTTTCATATGAATCAACTACATACATAGGAAGACCTGTTAAAGTATTTATTTTCTTAATAATAATAGCTTCTTCAAATGTCTTTCTTCCATTGATATTATGAACATAAACTTTATCACCTACTTCAAATTTAGGATGGGTGATAGTTTGTTTTCCTCTTACAGTAAAACTCTTATATTCTAAGTCAATATCAGATACAATATCATCTACAGCTTCAATCATTTCATCTTTTGAAACTATATCTGTATTAATGAAGTAATCAATATATGAAGATTGATAATCTCTGAAATAATCAAATTCTTCTCTTTCAGATTCAATTCTCTTTTTAAATACTTCTTCTTTTTCTTTTCGTTCTTTTCCTCTTTCAAATAAACTCTCTTCAGAACAGTCTACGAAAATTACATAGTAGAAAATATCTGAAATATCATTATTTGCTAAGAAGTATCTGAAACCTTCTGGATTAATTATATATGTATAGAATTTATCAGATTTTAAATCTGTTGTCGTAGCACAATATTCATATCCAGTTTTATCATTTTTAGTGTAAGCAATCATTTTACCATCATCTTTGATTTTTTGCATTCTCTCTTCACTAATAAAATTATGCTCAACACCATTAGTTTCGTTTGCTCTCATAGGTCTAGTAGTATATGATACAATTGGTTCATAGTCATATTCTTTTTTAAGAATTTTAGCTATTGTATCTTTACCACTTCTTGATTTACCTACTATAAAAATTATTTTCTTTGAATTTTCCATTGGTACTTACTCCCCTTCTTTATTTAAATAATAAAATAATTGCTATAATAGCAATATATAATGCATTTGATAAGAAAAATAATTTTTTCCATAAAGATAATTTAATATCAAGCGTAATTATTTTTTCTTCAAAATATTTTTTCAATTCTTCTATTTTTGTTGTTGACCATTCTTCAAGTTTTCGATTTTCAAAATAGCAAGTATCCATAAATCCGTTAACAACAGTACTCAAAATATCTTTTTTCGTTTCAAATAATTTTGTTTTAAATTCTTCATGTATTTTTTGAAGTTGTTCTGTACTAGATATATACATATCTTCAAATTCTTTTCTCATTTTATTTGTATAATTATTTAGTTGAGTTGTTACTACAGGTTCAAATGTACCCATTTTCTTTTTTGCCATTTCATTCACCATATTTATTTACACAAGGGTTACTCTAATAAAGTAACTTCAATGTGAATTTTAAATAGACCTTTCTATTTTTATTCGATAATTATCGGTCAAAAAATTAATGATAAATTTAATATCATTAATTTTACTTTTTCGTATGAAATGAAAAAGTTCCAATATTTAATTATCTTTAATCAGAAAAGTCATAATATGGAACCTTTTCATTAAAATCATTATCAAGAGATGAATAATAATTCATCTCATCTTTAAATCTTTTATACATTTCATCTCGTTCTTTATAAAGATCTGGAGATGATACAGATTCTAAAGCATCATTGATTGATTCTTGAAGAATTACTATAGTTTTTTGTATATGGTTTTTATCTTTTTCGTTTAAATTCCCGAATTCAAATAATCTCATTAATATTTCTATAGAATATTTGTAGTCATTTGTTTCCGTTGCAATATCCTCATTACCATATTCATAATATAATGCAGGTATATAATTATGACCAAGTCTAACGAGATAATATTCATAATAATCAGGAATCTTTTTCAATACTTTGTTTTTACATTTGACAAGTTTAAATTTGTCAGTATTATCGTTTTTTACTAAAGCATGATAATATTTAGAAACAACTTTTTTCTTTTCATGATAACCTATAAGTTTATCTTCAGAAGTTTTTACAGATGTATCAATTACTGCATATACCATAATTTAATACCTTATGCAACTGAAGCACATAATTTGTATAAAGTATCAATTCGTTCTAATGCTTTATTTGATATTTTTTCTTTAATTACATCTAAAGATAAAATAGAAACTATCAAAGCCATAAGTAATTTGCTGATAATAACCACAATTGGTTTTAAATCTTCAAAAATATTTTTAATAGTTTTAAAGATTTTATCACCTGTTATTTCATCAATAGCCCATAATCTTACTTTCTTATCTTTTGGCTCATAGAAATTGATTTTACCTTTTTTCATTTTCTTTTTTTGTTTCTTCTGTTTCTTCTTATCAGCTAAGTAAATTTTATATTGAATATCTTCAATATCTCCAATTATTTCTTGATATTGCTTATCAAGTTTTGAACTGAATTTACTATCAAATTTAAATTGACCTAAATCGTAGTTAAATTCAGATTTTTTATTTTTCTTCTTTTTCTTACTCATTTTTTAAAACTCCCTTTCTATAGTTATTCTATAAATATAATATATTTCTATTTTTATATTTTGAGATAATCAAAAATAGAGTAATTCTTATTATAATTTACAATAGTTCTTTATTTTTAATTTCTGGTATTAGTTTCAAGTTATAAATCCGAGTCAAAAGAAAGTAAATATATAATAAAAAAGAACTAAATTAAAAATAAATTAATAAAAATAGTAAAAAAGAATTAAAAGATAATAAAAAATAATAAAAAGAATTAAAGATAATAAAAAAAGATTAAAAAATTAAAAATAATAAAAAAGAATTAAAAAAATTAAATAAAAATTAAAAGATAATAAAAAATTAATAATAAAAATATTAAAGAGAAATAAAAAAATAAATAATAAAATTAAATAATAAAAATAAAAAAAAAATAAATAAAAAATAATAAAAAATAATAAGATAAACAAAATAAATAAAGGGGAGAAAGAAAAGAAAAATAAAGAAAATAAATAATAAAAAAAGAAAAAGAAAGAAGATAATAAAAAAGAACGACGACGAAGGAGGAGTTCTTTTTTATTATATTTTTTTTTGACCCGAATTATTACTTGAAACAGTCATAAATATTGTTCTTAATATAAATAATAATTTATATAAAATCTACTAATAGAGCATAATAAACTCTATTAGTAGATTAATTTATTTTATTTCAAAACAGTGTCTATTAATAATAGATTTGATTTAATAACAGACATAATTGTATATAACTCATTATCTATTAGGTATCCTTTTGATTCTAAAGTATCTAATACTTTAGTTAATTCATTTTTAGTACCTTTAATCATAAATTTAATATTTGATGATCTAGGAATTAAGTTATATACTTCAAGTTTTGAATAATGCATTTTTTGTTTTTGATTTTTAGATGATTCTTCTATTGAGATTTCTTTAAGTATATTTAATCTATATTTATCTAATGCTTTTATAGCATCATTATAAATACTGGCAACTCCTGCTTTATCCCTAATTTCAAATGGTAATTCATATTTAGTTTCAGTACCAACTATAGTCTTTAAGTCAGTCATATAGTAAACTACATTTGTGAATGATAAAAACTTAATTAACGTTTCCATTGTACCTGATATTGCAAAATGATAAATTAAATCATCATCTTTATTAATATTATAATTATAATGAGATGCTTCACTCTTCATATAACTAACATCATATACCAGTTCTTTAGAACTATTATAATTACACATTTTAATTTCTTTAATAGGATTTCTTATATGTGTACATACACATTTTACAGATGTATTTACTAACTTAAGAAATTCATCATCAAATCTAACATCTGTTAAAATATCTCTTGGTGCAAGAGTTTTATTTATATAAGAATAAAATTCTTGTACAAATAATTTTGCACAATAATTTTCAAATTCTTTTGTTCCTTCTTCATAATACTCTCCTTTTACATTCTTTTTACGTAAAGTAAATTCTGGAAAAGCATTAAATAATGAAAGAATATCAATCCCACTAAATCTTGCAATAGCATCGAATCTATATGAACCAATATCAAACATACCAAAATAATTAGGATCTTCTTTTCTAACACCTTGATTTGTTATCAAATAATTATGATATGATAAAAGAGAATCTCTTAAAACTTCAATATCTTTCTTTCTCTTTTTATCTTCTTCATTCATAACTGATTTAGGAGGTATAGGTAATACAACATCTCCTGTTATTGGTTCTGGTGTTTTAAAGAATGCTGATGTATTTGATGAATCGAATATGATAGAAGAAGAACAAAAACTTTTTAAAAATAAAACTTCAATACCCTTTAAATTTGTAAGATAAAAACAAATTTCTACGTTTTCATAAAAAGAATTTGCTTTTTGACCAAAGGATAAATCTCTACTATTTTTATAAGAATCAACTAGTCTATTAATACTATTAGAAGTAACTTTTACAATTCTCATATTTTTATTCCTCCGTATCACCTTTACTTAATTCTTCACATTCCATGATACCATTTTTATATGACCAATTATTACAACCATTACACTCTTCTACACCTTCAGTAATAGCAGTAATAATTTCTTGTTTTGTTTTACATCCTCTTGGGCAATTCATGATTTTAATCTCCTTTCAAAATTTCCTTTATAATGAAGTTTTTTCATTATTTATTTAAAAAGTATAATAATATACATTAATTTAATACTGATTTAATAAAAGATGCGAAGTCTCCTATACAAAAATATATAGAAGAGGAAAAATTGAATTCCTCTTCTATATATTTTATTTCACTTTTAAAATGACATCAAAACTCTTTTTATAAATAGTTTTTGTTTGTGATACATATGTAGAAATAAGTTCATTAAACTTTTTAAGTTTATGATGAATTCTACCACAATTATCTTTTCTTTTATTTAATTCAGGATCATCACCAATTTTGTTATCATGACGAAAAGCATTAAAATCATTTAATTCATTTTCATCCTTCTTTATTTCCGAAAACATCTCTTCGAATAAATCAATAATATCATCCATATCATTAAAATATTTTAACATTTTACGACATTCAGATGTTGCTTTATATGTATTATATTCATCTTTAAATGAAAATACATCTGTAGTTAATTTATATATATTTTTAAGAGTCTTCTCAACAGATTCAAATGTATTATTTAAATCTTCTCCTGAACTAAAAGACTTAGAAACAAAAGAAAGTAATTTCTCTCCACAAGATAAATTTGCCTCTATTAATTCTTTAATTAAATCTAATCTTGTAAGAGTAATTGTCTTTTTAGCTAAGTCATTATCATTTTCACATTTTTTAAGTAATGACTCTAAATTAGAATCAATTTCTTTTAATTTTGTAACACCAATCTCTTCAATAAAGTTATCAAAATCTTCTGATATATTTTTAATATTCATTGAATATCCATTAATATTAACACTTTCAGTTACATCAAAAGTGTTAATATTTCTAAGTTCCGACATAATTTCTAGTAAATTTTCTTTATTTAAAGACCAAATATTAGCCATTATAATTACCTACTTTCTAGACTTTTATTTTAATATTAGTAAAATGTTTTTTAGTATATGAAATGGTGATATATTATTTTATTGAGTTTAAATAAGGGGGTTAATATATGGTAGCCGATCATTTTATATCAGCGATTGATAATTTGAATAATGTCTTATATATAGGTAAATATTCTTTAAAACATAAAGATACACATAAAAAAGATAAGAAACGAATCAAGAAACTTATAAAAGCTTTTAAAGATGAAAATTTAAAAGACTTTATAGATTTTGATTGCTTAGAGGAAGACATTTATGAAGACTAACTATAAGTATTGGATATTTTATGCGAATGAAACATACATAGATGAATTGACATGTCTCATTGATAAAGGTGATCTAATTTATGCATATACAGATGATAAACAGATTGCAAATATATTTGAGATTTATCATGATATGTCTAAAATTAAAAAGAAACATGTAAATCTAACACGATTTGAAGTGAATCAATTAGCAAGAGACCATCAAACTAAAATTATTAAAATGAGAAAATTCTTAACTAAAGATAAAGATGGTAAAAGAATGGAATTAAATATTCCAGTTACTGTAATGGAAGAGCAACATATAGATTTACAAATAATAGCTACACTAAATAAACTTATATATCAAGTAGTAAAAACACCATGTCCGGTTAAAATCTTTAAAGAAGAGATAGTTAAGGAATTTGAAAAGATAAGGTTATTTTCAATTATAAATCATTCTAAATTAAATGAAGATTATATAAATATCGGTAATGATTGTATTTTATTTAGTGATAATCTTAAAAAAGGAAGTAAAATATTTGCAGATGAATTATCAATTTATATTCATTTATTTGGAAATATTTTAAATTTGAATATTGGAGGAGATATTTAATGGAACTAAAAACAGTTGATTTAGTCTATTACCTTATATTCATTTCAGTATCACAAGAATTTAGAGATAAACATAAAGTTTTATCTAACGGATTTATTAACCTTCAATGGACATATTCATCTGAAAAAGATGAATATAATGCATTATATGCATATACTACAGATAAAAAGATTTTAAAAGAGTTTAAACGAACTCGTGATATGTCATTATTCACAATCTATAAATTAGGATTTAATGTATTGGAACAGGATAAAAATGCTGTAAATATAAATGAAAGTATGAAATTGGATTATTTCCTATATAAATCTGGACCAAAAGGTGAAGAAACAGCAATATTATCAAATGAAAATGAACATGAAATATGTGAAACTTTACCACATCTTATAGAAATGAATATAAAAAATCCATATTTACCAGATCCCCAATTAATTAATATTGATTTATTAAAGGTACTGGAAATGATTTCATATTCATTTCATTTTTATTCTTATGTGATTGAAGCACCATCTAATTTAGAAAATAACTTGGATAATTTTAATCCACAAGCTGAATTACTAGCAGAGAGATATGATGTATTTTGGAATAATTATAGATTTGCATATAATGGAAAATATATGAATGAATATAACCAAGAAGGAAGAAGTGTTACTGTAAATGAATTAATGGCATTTATAAATACATTTGGTATGTTATTTAAATAGAAAGGATTGATATTGTGATAGTACATTCATTTTTCTTGAAATGTGATAAAATAGATAATCGGGAAGATTTTATATTTATGGATGAGTATTCATATGTATTATCTGGTAAGAGTAAATATTCTATAGAACATCCAACTATTCAAAATGATGAAGGTTGTTCAAAAATACTTTATGCATTTACAAATTCGAAAGAATTAAAAGATTTATTTATGCTTACCAGAAATATGGATTTATTTTCATATTATAAACTTAATATGTATAAAAAAGAATATAATGCTATAAAGAAATCATATAATGATGTATTACTTTCGAAAAGAGATTTGAAAGATACAAATAGTAATAGAACTAAACTAGTTAATATTCCTATGGCTATTACTAATTTTGAAATGGATAAAATTAATGATGAAATAATCATAGTTCAAAAATTAAGAGAGTTATTTGGGAGTGATAGTATATCATTACTTGAGTATAATTTACTTAGGGGTAAAACTAAAACACTTCTGAATTTAATTAAACTAAACGATGCTACAAATTTAGCTAGATATGGGAATTCTGGTGCTAATGATTCTGATGTAGAATTTGCTTCAAATGATTATTATATAGCATTACAAGAGTTTTATGATAAAATGAAAATAAAGACATTTGAAGTATTTGTTGATTTGTTTAGTATTACGTTAATGAGTAAGGGGGTATAAAATGAAAGTATGGTTATTTTATATAGCATCAAAAGAAATAGATAACCTTCCATTTGATAGTGAAAGCCGTGAGAAAAAAGAATTATATGCTTTGACCAATTCAAAAAAATTAGCAAAAGGGTTTAAAGATACACGTAATATGGAAAAATTTGTTCTTCGAAAACATGAAATGGAAAAGAGTGATTATAGTAGATTAGCAAATGATAATAGAGAGTGTGTATTAGAGTGGTCAAAAATAAAATCTAAAAAAGAAAATCCATATCCAGAAACAGCAAGTGAATCGTTTGGAAAATGTGTTGATGAATATACTTTTCCTATAACGTTTTTAGAAAAACAAAGTATGCTTGAAGCATGTGATACATTTTTCGAACACTGTAGTTTAATATTACCATCACCATATTTATTTAAATGGGATTTGAAATTATTTATGAAACGATTAGGGTTTGAATATATTTACAAACTCAAAAATTTCCCATTTATAGGAGGCGATAATATGCTTCCAGACTCAATTGATTTAAGTGGAGAGTTGATTGGTGAAAAGAAACAAGACCTCACATATGCAGAAAGAAGATTTTTACAAGAAGATATGGATTTTAGTATGCCAGAAATTTGGGTAGATCAATTAGAAGTATTTTTACAATTATATCATCATTTAATGAATTTATAATTTGTTAAATGATGATATATTATTTTTATGTAAAAAAGAATAAAATGATTCACATCATTTTAAAAAATTAAATGTTAAAGGAGATTAAAACTATGAGTAACGTAAGTGCAATGTACTTAACAGAAGACATTAAAAGTCAAATGTCAGATCAAGAAATGACTGTATACGCAGCATTATCAAAAAGAAAAATCTATAGAGATAGATTACAAAAACTTTTAGATCCAGCAACAAAATTTGTTGGTACAAAAATTGGTAACCCTGCAGAAATTAATGGAATATCAGAAGAAGATTTCATTAATAAATGCAAATCAAATTATGATAAAGCAGTGGCAGTTATTCATAACTTCCATGCGCTTAACGCAGCAATTACACAGAGTAATGCTAAAACTACTATTACAATTAATAATGAAAGTTTCACAGTTGCAGAAGCAATTGTAAGATACGATCAGCTTAATGCTGAAATTTCATTCCTTAATAAGATCGCTGAAGATGTTGCAAAAGCAACAGCAACCATAACAAGAGTCAACACAGACAAATTGTCAGATGAAGTTATCACAAAACATGTAAACAAAGTTATGGAATCACTATCAACAACACTTGCAACTGCAACAGATTCAGATACTGATGCAATTAATGTTATGATGGATAAAATTCGTACAGATTATATTACAAATAATACATGTACACTCATTGATCCATATGATCATACATCAAAGATTGAAGATAAAATGGAAAAATTAAGAGAGTACATGGATCAGTTCAATGAAGCTCTTAATATTTGTAATATGAAGACAGTTATCACTGTTAAATTATTACCATAATTTGGTTAATAATATACATATACCAATAAGTAGTTTTATGCTACTTATTTAAGTTTCATTTAAGTATGGGCATGAAGTCCCCTTATGAGAATAAATAATAAACAGGTTACAAGTTAATCTAATATTACATTTATACTCCCCTCAAAAAATTATTGAATCAAAAAGGCAAATCCAGCCAAACAAAACTTCATGCCCAAAAAAGAGTCCAGGATAATTAACATACCAATACTAATTCTGTTTATGAAAGAGTATTTCTCCTTAAGTCTGGTATACGATAACCCAAATATATCAGATAGTATAATATTTATTATTTATTATTTATGTCATATATATGATCTCATCTATAATTATTTTATATAGGTGTAATATGACCATATTTACACAAAATTCTAACAAGAGAAAATTGAAAACCTCATCCTGGATTCTTTTTTGTATTTAATTGATTTGACATTTTGTTAATTTTAAGCATTAATAAGGTGGTGTAAATCAATGAGTAAAAAAGGGAAAAAAGTCACAAAAATTCCTAAAATGAATAAGTTTGAATATAGAGTACCATTAGATTCTTTTAAAAATAGAGATAAATTTATTAAACGAGTTGAGAGATTAATTCGTTCATCTTTAGAATATAGAGATTTGATGTTTTATCTTAAAGAAAATATGGATTTTAATCAGTGCTCATTTTTTATTCATGTTGAAAATGGGAATGGAATAAAAGCTAGAATTGAAATTCATCACGAACCATTTACATTATATGATATCGTTGATACAGTATTGACTAAATTTGAGCAGGAAGGTAGACCTATAAATGATATGTATATTGCTGATGAAGCGATGGAATTACATTATAGAAATATGGTCGGTTTAATACCTTTATCTAAAACTATTCATGAAGTAGTTCATAGTAGTTATAAAGAAGGAACAAACAAATTATTCATTCCTATGAATTTAGTTTATGGAAACTTTAGAGAATTCATTAAAGAATATGGTGAATATATTGATGATTCTATTTATGAAAGATATAAATTCAAGATAGATAGTTCAAAAGGTTTAACACAAGAATCATTTAATGCTATTATGACTGAATTTGAATATCTTGAAATTGGAGGAAATGAACAACTTCAAAAATTTGAAGATGAAAGTGATGAAAATATTTTAGTTGCATAAAATATGAAGAAGTATCTACTTTTGTAGATACTTCTTCATATAAGTTTAAATTTTAAGAAATATATTATTTCTTAGAATGATTATACATAAATAATCATATTATTGAGGGAAGGAGAAAATACGAAATGTCTGATAGTGAATTTATTTTAGATGCTGATTCAGAAGATAGTATAGACTTAACTGATGAATCGGCTGTAGAGAAATTAAAGCCAACAACTGATGTAGCACATTCAATATTAGAACCTATGAAAATCGAACCTTTGAAACTACCGCAGCATATTATTGACCAGATGATGGCAAGTTATGATGTAGTATGTCTTAATGATTTTCAAGATATGTATCATATGTCTGAAGAAGAAAGAAAACGTTCATTCCAATTCTATGAAGTCTTTAGAGAAATGAGAATGATAAAAATTAAACATAGAACTTTAAATTCATATGTAGAAGCATACAGAATTATGCTTAAGGTTCTTAATGCAGTTGCAGAAGTTAATGGTGTTTATGAAAAAGATGAATTCATTAAGAAAGTTCTTAAGGGTAAGATTAAAGTTTCAGGTCTTAAGAAACCGAAATATGTTGGACGTGGAAAGAAAGATATTAACTGGGAATTAGTATCTGAATATATTTTGGACTTAGATAAAGATCCAAAAGACTTAATGAAATATAAAAATGAAGCATATTTCGATTGTATAACAGAAGATGATATTAAAGAATTAGAAGAAGACCTTGGAACTACAATTGAAGATTACATGGATAGCCATGAAGATGTATCAGATAAATATCTTGAAGAGATAGATGTAGAAGAAACAGATGTTGCAGGAATGAATGTGGTTATTCCATTATCTAAGAAAGAACAAAGAAACTTATTAAAGAATAATAGGGGAATTCTTATAGGTATTAAAGATGCTGCTAAAATGAGAAATTCTAACGTGAGTAGAATTTATTCATCCTATGCGTACGAGCTTACGAGAGATGCCTTTGATGAAATCAAAGAACGAGATGAATCAACTGGTAGAATTAAATTACCTGAATTTAAAGGTTCTGCAATGAATAAATCTGATGTTGATAGATATATGTATGTTCTTGATGAGTATGATAGAGCTCATACTAAAATAGAGTATAATGGAAGATATTATACACCAGATGATATTGATGAAATGGAACTTAAGAGAATTCTTGAAAATAATGGATTTGATATTAGAAAATTCTATAGTTACAAGAAAGATGAGAAAAGAATTCGAAAACAACAAAAACGTGATAAAGAGAAAATAAAGAGACTTAAGAAAACTCTTAAGAAAGCAGAAAAACGTTACGAAGAAAGAGATTCGCATGGTAAAGTAAATCATAAGAAAAAGAAAAGTAAAAAAGGCAAAAAGAAAGGAAAAAAGATAGCTAACCATGTAGCAACTAGTTCAGGTTATGAGTCATTTGATGACTATGCAAGAATGATGGAGAGTTGGAGTGATTAAGTATGTATGAAGGAAATGAAGAAATCTTATTACATTCAATGGTTAAAAAACACTTTTCACCAGAATTATTATTTGAACTCGATCGTCTTAGTATGACTCGTAATGTTGATAATAATACGAAAGGTGTTGTAGTTAATCAGATTTTAACAGCATATAATATTCCATTTAAACCATTAGGAAGCGGAACCAATAGATATGCAGTTTTAATTGAAGATTATGTATTTAAATTTGCTCTTGATGAAGATGGAAAAACTGATAACAAGAGAGAATTTATTTATTCACAAGCAGCACAACCATATGTAATTAGATTTTATGAATGTATGGCAAATGGTCTTATTGGAGTATGTGAATACTTTGAAGTATTTTCTGAAGAAGATTTCTTTATGACAAAAAATCAAATCGAAATGAAGAAAATCTTAAAAGAATTATCACAGATATTCTTAATAGGTGATGTTGGTATTTATAAAAAGAATTATACCAATTGGGGTTATAGACAAACTGATGGTAAAATTGGTATTTTGGATTTTGCATATTGTTATAAACTGAGTTATCAAGTATTTCAATGTACTTGTAAAGATAAAGGAATGCTTTATTATGATGACTCTTACAACCAATTAATATGTCCTTTCTGTAATAAGAAACATACATTCTGGGAAGTTCGAAAAAGAATTCCAAAAAAACAAGAACAGGAAGAAATTGGTGATCTTACTACGAAAGGATATGTTGTTAGATCAGAATGGGAAAAACAACCTTTAAATCCAAAGTTTACAGAAATACCAGGTAAGAAAAAGAAAAAGAAGAAAGTTATTAAAGAAGAAAAATTACCATCATATGATGATTTGACAGACTATCAGCCAAGTCCAGATGAAGCATTTGAGATGTTTGTAAAATCATTGAAAAAGAAAAATACCGAAAGTGAGGAAAATGATAATGGGAAAGAAGAAGAATAAGAAGAAAGATAACATGATGTTATTTGGAAAAGATTATTCAGAAGATGTGACATTTGAAGAGCAATGTAGATTAAATCTTATTGCTGAAAAACTTATGGCTGGTGAAAATGTTGATTTGGATTTTGATGACAAAGAAAAAACAAAGAAAAAACATCCAGCTGATTTGTTAATCCCTAATACTGAATGTGCAATTGAAGAAGGTGTAAATCAAGGTGCACTTCAAGATGTTTTTGTAAGATTAGGTATGACAAAAGATGATGAGGTTGGTTGTCAGGATGACAGCGACCTCAAACAATTAGCATCACAAATCGAAGACGGTTATGTTGCAGTCATGAATTATGATCAACCAGTTGAATCTGATGAAGATGATGAAGATGATTTGGATGATGGTATTTTTGGAGATAGATTCCAAGATCCAATATTTGATGACCCTGATGACCCAGACGATCAAGATGATGACTTTAAAGAAGATGAGGATGAAAGTGAAATGTCAGTAACGCTTGATAGTAAGTTTAAACTTATTAGAAATGATAGTAACGACTTTGGAGATTTGATTTTGAATATTCCATGGGATAAAGAAAATAAGATATTCTTAAATATTGCAAATGCAAGAGAATTTATAGTTAACTATGAAGATTCAAAATTATTCCAACAAATGAAAGAAATGGCTGTTTTGGCTGCAGCTTTTATAGCAGGACCAATACTTGTAATTCCAGGTACAAGTAGAGAATTGAAGAAATTCATAAGTGAATGTCATTCATTTGATAAAAATAGAATATTCTTTGTAAGTAAAACAGATGATACAAGAAAAGATGAAGATGGAAACCCAATTGTTCACTTCTTGGTGTATTATATAGATGAAGAAAGTGGAAACTTCATGGAAAGATATATTGATGAATATTCCATTGGTAGTAAAGATGAAAGTGAAGATGAAAAAGTTCATGCTGCACTTGATATTCTCTTTACACTATTCTTCAAAGCATGTTTCAGACTTGATAATAGATTTGCAGATTTAAATAACCTAGATTCAATAATCTGGGAAAATAAGTCAAGTAGTAGTGAAATCGAATATGTATTTGACCTCATCAAGAGAGATAAAGATACAAAACTTGCTGAATCAGACTTTGCATCTTTCAATGAATTAGTTTTACCTATCGAAGCATTGATTCCTAGAAATAAAGAAGATATTGATACTGTTTTCGGTATGTTCCAAGTACTTCTTTCATTATTCTTAGATGATGAAAAAGGAAAAGATCAACTTAGATTTGATGAAAGAAATATTCCTATCTTACCAGATAACTTTGGATTCGATGAAAATGGTCAAAGAATCAATGTTGAAGATAAACAAGAGGAATTTACTATAGAAGAACTTGTTAGTGATCGTGAAATGGTTGAGAGTGTTTCTTTAAAAGAAGAACAAGAAGTTGTGATTATGACAGGTTCAGCACATGTAGCAGCCCCTACAAAAGATGAAATTGTAAATCCGACTGTTGAAGATGAAAAAGGAGATGACGAAATCACTATCGATGAAATTGAGGGTGATGCTGATATCGAATTACCATTAGGAACAGTTTCAGATTCAGGAATCAAGAAATTAGATTCTGATGATGTAACAAGACCCCTTGTCATTGAAACAAAATAAAAGAAATTGGGAGTAAATTTACTCCCTTTCTTTTTTATAAATATATCATTATATTGAGGTGATAGAATGATTTATATAATGAACACAAAAACTTTTATTAAAATTTTCTCAAAGGAAGACCCTAAGAGAATTGAAAAAACACAATTCGTTGTAATCTCAAAACGAATTAGAAAAACTGTCGAAGATCCGAATGTAATTTTCTGCTCAAAACTATTTCCATCTGATATGTTATTAGCAGATTACAGGATAGGAGTAGATGGATATTTCCAAGAAAAGTATAAAGAAGAAATTGAAAAATCTAAACTTACTTTAGCAGTTATTATTAAAGGTGCTATTGAAGAACGTATGCCAATTGTATTCTTATGTACTTTGAAAGAGTGGAAAGTTGGATATATGAAAATTCTTGCAGAATATATTATGGAAGAATTCGGATATCCAATTATAAATTACAAGAAATATAAAATTAAAAAAGAATTACCAAAGGAAATTAAACAACTTAATGAAAGAGCTATAATTGATAGATGTGATGAAGTCATTAAACAAGAAGAAAAGAAACGCAAAAAGAAACTTATGAAAACAAGAGGTGGAAGGTTAGAGCTTCTTAAATCTATGAGTACAGAAGAAATGAAAGCACAACTTAAAAAGATGGCTCTCTATTCAAATGGATTAGATAAACACACAATGAGAGAATTATTGATGGAATTCTTTGTTGAAAGGTAATTAATATGTTACCAAGTAATTTTAATGAAAAATCAAATTACACAAACCAAAATATACTCTATTTATTCAATAGATTAATCTATGAATATGATATTCATTCAGCAGATATAAATCTTTGTAGATATTATAATATTTTACCTAAGGAAACAATTGAGAAGATATCAAATCTTGATAAGATGAGACGTGTTGTTAAAATTGGTAAACTTCAAAAAGAAAAAGAGTTTAGAGATAAACTTAAAAAAGCTTTTGAAGATATAAGAAAAGAATTTTATGATTCTAATAAATTAGATATTAATGATATTCTTGCTGTTAAAAAGGATGCTATTTTTACAACAACTTCGTGTGGTTCTGTTGTATTTGGACCTGTTGAATTTCAAGTAAAAAATATTTACACATCATATATCCAATTACCAAATAGGATTGAAATATATTATAATAGTAATGGGAAATGTGATATAAAAGGAATTGATGATGAGGTGGTTAAACTTCATAATGACGGTATTATGAAAGTTATTATTAATTTCTTTAAAAAGATGGAGACTGGTAGTACAATGGATGTACTTAAATACCTAAATAGAGTTTCTACATCATATAAACTTCGAGAATTACCGTTAGAATACTATAGAGAATTTAATAATAATTCCAAATATACAATAACTGGTTCAGAAGATACATATGATGAGTTTTGGGAAGAAAGTAAAGATGAACTGAATATTATGTATAATTTCATTAATGTGTTAATTCCATTGGTTAAAATTCCATTATAGATATCCGATATGATAAAAATCATATCGGATATTTTTTATAATAATATTGAATTATTATGGTCAGTTACAATCTTGAGCATAATATTTAATGATTGACCAATTATATATTGCATAATATATGTAGAGTTGAATATCAGTCTATTTTTTAATAATAAATCTGTATTTAATCCAGTAAATACAGCTTCTGATACTTTTTTTACATCTTCGTCAATATTTATAATTTCATATTTTTGTTGTAAAGTCAAAGGTGCTCTAAGTGCAGAATATACTTCACTCATAATCATATTATCAATCATTGTTTTAACTTTTTCTGAAGCTAAAATTTCATCCATAATAAGTGCTTCACTATCTAAAATATGATCATCAAGATATAATTTATATCTTTCTATTCTTCTAATATATTTAGATTTCTCAGTTTCAGGAAGTTCTTGAAGTTTCTTAAGTTTTTTATTGATTGAATCAATTATATATGGAGAGATAAGATTTTCTAAATAACTCTCATATACATAACGAATTAAATTAATAAATAAAACTACTACTCCAAAGATTCCAAGAATTAATCCCATAATAATTAATATGGTAAATAGTGTAGATTTCATAATCCAACCTCCTAATTTTATTTTATTAAAAATAGTGTGCTAGAATTTATAAGTTTTTAAATGATGTAATATTTTAATATAAATAATAAGGAGGTATTTAAATATGTTAGATAATGAATTTAAAGTTAGACTTGAAGCAGATACAGGAATTTGTGTTTGCCTTGGAATTGTTGCTATAGGAATTGTATCATGTGTTATATCAAATCAGGTAAACAGATCGAAAAGAGATGTTAGATTTAAAGAGATTGAATATGATTTAAGAAAAAGACATGCAAACTCTGTAACACGTAAATCTCAACTATCTACAGAAGGTTTCAAAGAATACGTTCAAAAAGAAATAGAACGTATTGAAAAAGAGGTTAAAGAAAAAATTAAAGAAGAAGATGAATAATCATCTTCTTCTTTTTTATTCCCATAATTTATGATTAAGTTCCAATGTTCCATAATCAGTAGAATCTGATATTAAAGCTCTATCAAAATATCTATTAAATTTATCTCTTAAATCCGGACCAATTGCAGCTGCATATTTTTTTGTAAAATTATGCAAATTTCCAAATGCTTGTGATGGATTTATAAAAATATTTCTATTGTGAACTTGTTCATGAATTGATGCTGAAAGCATTACAACTTGAATATTATTTTCTTCATGTTCAGTTAATACTTGGTCAGCAATTCTAAACGTTGTTATTTTCAATCCATTCATTAAAAAATACTCTAATACAATAGCACAATAATCATATAATGTGAATATCGGTCCATGATGCATTTCAATTTCAGCATCTTTATCATCGATATTTTTTAATACTTGGCAATGGTCTAATTTAACTTCAGATTTTAAATAGAATTTATATTTACTATATCTATCAGATGATCTAACTAATTTCTCAACAGCTTTTAAAAATTTCTGATGAGAATCTAAATTAGAAAAGTAACTATCATCTTTATAAAATGGGATTGTGTATAATGCCCTTTTAGAGTCTACAAAAGGTATGACACTTCTGTCCTCTGAATTTTCGGCATATTCGATATCAGGTAAATTTTTTGGCATAATTCCACCTCCTAATTTCTTAATCATCTGTTTTAGATTACCTTATAAAAAATAACCAGTAACGTGAGTTTCACCATTATAACTCACGTTACCTTCTTAGTTATTATACTGGAATGGTATTTTAAAAAGCATTCTATCTGAATGCTATTGTTGTTAAGTACGAACTCTAATAAGGAGATTCAAAAGCCATGAAAATCAAAATAAACCAAATACTTTGAAAAGAAACAGACTTAATGAAAAAAATGTTTGCAGTTAGTATGAATTCCAGTATTAAATTTCTGTTTTTTAAATTAAAAGTAAAAGCACATTATTCTAAGTAATTAAAGAAAGGACTGAGAAATATGTCTATTAATAAAGAGGCGGAACTTAATCCTTTATCTCAATTATATGATGAACTAAATACTATCCTTTCTGGTCTTGTTGTAAAATTTAGTGTTGAAGCTGATAAATATGAAACTTTCGAAACTAAAAAATATAGTGACGAATATATTGCAGCTATAAATAAAAGAGATACATATGGCTACTTCAATTATACAGTTGATGAATATAATGCTGTTGGAGTTTATGATAGTTTTACAATCAGTAAGTATCAGAATGGAGAAATTCCAGTTCCTTCTCATATAGAAGATAAATTACTCGTTAATAGAAGAGAAAGTATTATTAGTAGTTATGATGAACCAAATGATTATTATAGAATATTAAATGGTTTACCACCAAAAACTACAAAAGGAGGTCTAATAGTAACTGACCTTCTTAACACATCATTACTGGTTGTTCCAGATAATGATTTTGAATTGCAAAATGATCCTACCAGTAAGAGAATAAGTGAAAGTTCAGCATATGTTATTATGGGTAATAACTTATTTAGTTCTGGTAATTATATACACATATCAAGTGCAATAATTCAAACTGAAAAATCATCATACTCAAGATCATTTCTTATAGTACCAGATGATTTCCCTATATCTAAATCTGATAAAGTTGTATTTTTAAGAGATGTAAAAAGCATTTTTACTAATCTTGAAAAGACTGATATTGATTTTGATACATTAGTAGGAAATTATATTCATATTAATCTGAATAATGCTATTGATGTTACATCTTACTATAGAAATAGTTTTCTTGTAGTTGATGATTCTTATGAATTGTATGATACAGATACAATGATAAAACTTAGTGAAGCTAAGTTGAATAATAATAAAGCAGTTATTGGTGATAAATTAACTCTTGGGGAATATTATTTTATTAATGATGAATTGAGTGAAATGTATGGAATTTCAAAGAAAGTTCCATTACATAGAATAAAAGAAGTTTATGGTAATAAATTTGTTACTATATTAGAATCATCTGGGTATTTAGATAAACTTATTGAAAATAACCCGAAAGATGAATATCTAAAACATATAGGTTCAAAACAAATTGATGTTATAAAAGCAAGGAATGCTAAAAACTTCGATATTCTATATATGCCTAATTGTAATAGGGAAATTATTCAATGGGTATTTTCAGTATCATATTCTGCAGCAAGAGATTACTTTGTCAATACTGTATATAATTATTATTACAGACAGATTTATGACTACTATGATAACTTTATTGGATTAGCGATAGTTCAAATGGCTATAACACAAACTATTGCTAAAGCTATGAAGACTGCAATAGATAGAGATTTTTATGATGAAAATATGGTTAAGATGCTTTTTGAAATGTATAATGTACCATATTATCCAAACTTACCATATCAAACACAAAGAAGGTTGGTTAAAAATCTCAATTACTTGATTCAGAATAAAGCCACTACAAAAGTTATCTATGATATTGCATCCATTTTAGGATATCATGATATTAGTGTATATAAATACTACCTTGTTAAAGAACGTAAATTTGATTCTGATGGAAATCTTATTTATAAAGACACTACAAAAGTTGAACCTACTATGAATATAGATGGTTCTATTACAGAATCAGAAGTAGTAATCAATGACCTTGAAAAGATGTATGACTTATATCTACAAAAAGTTGGTATTGACGAAACTAACTTCCAAGTAGCACTAACAGATGAATCTAAACGTGTTGACTACGATTCTGTTACAAGGGAAGACCCATTATGGTGGGATGATGAAGAAACTTTTGAAGAGGTATATGGAGATTATACAAAGTATACATCTGATTCAGAACAAGAAGTTTGTCTTCGTCATTATAATTATAGAGAAACTAAATACTTAGGAGTATCTATTAGTTACAAGATGTCAGAAGTATTATATGAAAATATTCTTCTACTGAGATTGCTTTTTGATAAGAAAGATGAAATCTCAGATATTTATGTAACTTTACCAAAAATTACAGGTACAACAGAAATTTCATTATTTGAAACTATTGTATATTTGTGTGCTTTAATTTCAAAGCAATATAAACTTACAGGTGAAATTTTAACAAGATATTCATCTGTAATGGATGTAATGGGATATATCACAGAAGATGTTGATGGGTATAGACCTTGTGATACATTAGTATTTAATTTTGATTTACTTACTAATGCTGAAACATACAAACAAATTACAGAAAAACCATCTAGATATTTGAAACCAGATGAAAGAGAATTATTTGATAAATACTTATCAGTACTTACAATAGACCAATCTACTGTATCTGAAAAAGTAACTGCGATAAATGAAATGTTTATAAACATAAAAGGTCTTGGTTATTTTATAGGTAGAAAAATGTCTGAAGCTGATAATTTATTTGAATATCGAGCATGGAAAGATTTCTATGAAGCATTATTTATTGGTCAAGAAAATGCTAGTATGTTTAATATTGGTAATACTGGAGAAACTGCAAAAACATATTTAGAATATCTTCAGTATATGAGTCCAATGTTATATCAGACATTATCTGATTTGGACGATACTCATATTTATACATATATTGATCATACAATATCAAGACTTGAGACTGTAGTTCATGATTTGAGAACTTTATATACAGTTAATGATAGTAATTCAGCTATTTTGGATTACTTAATCAAACTCATTAAATTCTTTAAATCATATACAACAGATTTGATTGATGTTACAACAGAATATATTTTTGATATGCGTCCAGATAACTTGTTTAAACTTGTAGAGTATTACAAATTACATCAAGTGATAATGACTAAAGATGCATACAAACTTATGTATTCAGATACTGCAAAGATTATTGAAACTACTAAAGAAATAGATGCTAGTAAGTATGAAGATATTATTATGCTTATGAAACAAAGTATGAACGTTTCTGATGTTCATTCTTTAAGTACTATAAATTGTAGCAACTGTAAGAATTTCAATAATTGTAGATATTTCTGTCATAATGATAAAGCTAATTGTGATGGAACTTATAGAGTTGGAACTGAATATTATCCATGTGAATTTTATGGATATAACACAGAATATTTTTATAATTACATTTGTAAATATAGAGACCTACTCATTACAATCGATACTGGAAATTATGCAGATTTATCATGTGCTATTAAATCCCATTTAAAACAAGCATACTCATTCTATAAAGTAGTAAGCGATTATAATGTATTTAGTGGTGAAGAATTTAGTTATCATTCTGATAAAATGAAAGAAAATTTATTTGAATCATTGGATAAGATAAATGAATTACTTGTAAAATATGATAATGATATTGCTGAAATTTCAGATGCTGGTGTTAATGGAATTATTGAATGGATAGATTTATTAACAAGTCCAGATAGTGATATAGAAAAAGTATGTTTAAATAAGAGATTTCCTTGTAGAAATTCTGAATGCGAACATAAGGAAATTTCAGAACATACCAAATTTGAAGAGACCTTATATCATAATGAAGTCCCTAACACAATTGAAATATTAGACTTCTATTCAACTGTATGGTTTAATGATGGAAAAATTTTACCTAGAGATGAAATAGTAAAAGTTATTCAGAATATTGGAATTACAGACAGTTCTAAATTATTAGTATCTGAATTAACTAAACAAAAAATAGTTTTAGATTTGGATAGTGATATGATAGAATTTATTGATTTATTAATGGATTTCGATAGAACTGATGTAAATAATGACAAATTGTCATTTATTGAATATTTAAGAATGTACGAAGAAGTCTAAGTTAATTATTATAGAAAAACAATTATATTAATTGAGAATTGAAGAAAGGTGGAAAAAACCATGTCTAATTTAAAATTGACTGAAAAAGCAGGCTATAATGATATGATCGTTAAAATGCCTGAACTCCATAGATCTGGTATTTACCAGAGAACATCTATCATGGGTGGTTATGGGTTTACCCGTGATGCAAATGGAATTTCTTCATTAAAAGAAACAACGTTTTCAGAGAGCAATATGATTCCAATCGGCGGATGCCAATATTCATTTGAACAACTTTTTGGTGTTAAAGGACCTTTGACAGTTCCTACATTATATGAAGTTTCAGGAAATACAATTGGTTTACCGGACGTATCAATGCTTGACTATAAAGCAAATGGTGAAGAAATAGATTACTATGTACCTGCACTTAATGGCGAAGAAAATACAAAAGAAATCGTTCATCCACATGGTGAATATGTATGTCTTTTTGGTGTAGGTTTAACAGGTTCAGCTGTAAACGTTCTTACAAAACCACCAGTTGATTATAAAGAATACTCTATCCAAGAAAGTCTTGGAACAGAAGATGGTTCTCAAATGACTGGTATTATGGTACCATTTAGATTTACAGCAAATCAATTGTCTGACACAGACAGAATAAAATATTTTGGTAAAACTGGTGAATGGACAGCATCAAATGTAGATAATATCGGATATTATCTGAAGAGATTTGAAAATGATCCAATTATCAAAAACTTCTGGAAAGCTGCATCAGATGAAACAGAAAGTACAAATGAAGTATCTCAAAATGAATACTTCCCAAGAGTAAATACTGTAAATTCATCTACAATTGAAAGCTATACAGAACTCGTTCTTAAGATAACACCAAATGATATCAAAGAATGGTTTGATGCTACATCAAATATTGATGAAACACGTATCAACACAATTGCGTTATTTACAGGTAGATATAACAAACTCAAAGATGACTATGAAAATGTAAGATTGTTCTCAAAACTTACATTCCAAGTTAACAACCTGTCATTAACTAAAGATTTTGTAATTATTTACAGAATTTATAGTTCATAAGCAAATATAGACTGAAGTGTAGATTTTTATGGATTTCTACACTTCAGTAATATATTATTTTTTTAGACTCGTGAATAATTAAATTCATTAGTCTAATGATATTTTACATAGAAAGGAGATTTAACAGATGTTAAACGTGGGAGTTATTGGCGTAGGTAATGCCGGTAATCAAGTATGCGCACTTTGCGCAAGTAAGTATCCGGAAATTCCGGTAATAGCTATCAACTGTAGTGAGAATGATATGAAAACACTTCCTAATAGTGTACTTAAATTTCTCATCGGTGATGGTAGAGGAGCAGGTAAAAACAGAGAAGAGGCAAAAACTTTTCTTGAGAAATCTATCATGCAATTAATTGCTGATGAAAATGTAAAGAAAGTTCTCTCTGAATTAGACCTTGTATTTATAGTAAGTAGTACAGGTGGTGGAACAGGTTCAGGTATTTCAATCTTACTTACAAACATCATCAATGCTGCATCTCAACAGTATGAAAAACCTGTATTTCCTATTTCAGTAGGTATTTTACCTACACTCAGCGAAGCTTTATCAACTCAAGCAAACTCATTAAGTTATCTTACAGAGTTATATGAGATTTGCGAATCACCAACATATATGCTCTATGATAATGAAAAGTTTTCTAAAAAGTCAACTGTAGAAATTCTTAAAGGGGTTAATGAAAGAATCGTAGAAGACATCAATGTGTTAAGATGTTACTATAACAGATCAACAACATACAATTCAATTGATGAGCGTGATGCTATGACATTAATTACAACACCGGGACGTATTGTAGTTGGTTCATTGATTGATGTTAAAGAAAAAGATTGTGATGATGATGAAACTCTTGAAGATAAACTCATTACAGACCTTAAGAAAAATGCTCATGTAGAAATGCAAATGGATAGAATCGTTAACAGAACAGGTGTCATTGTTAATTTAAGTGATGCTATGTTATCACGTTTCGATACTCATATTCCAAAAATTCAAAATCTTATCGGTGAACCGATAGAAGAGTTTGAACATATTTCTATCAATGATGATAGAAAGCTTCCAAACAATGTGTTTTACATCGCTACAGGTCTTACACCTATCATGGATAGAATTGCAAAAACAAAAGACCGTATTGATGAAATTACAGAAGCACAAAAGAGAAAAGAAGACGAACTTGACCTTGATAAAGGTATGCTTGATGATATTCAGGCAAAAAGAGTTTATAGACCTAAGAATGATGATATTCCTGAAAAGATTGACCTTGGTGCAATCTTTGATAAATTCAAAGGTAAATAAACTCGACTTTAAAATTATAATAATAAATTATTTATCTGGTAACGTAAAATTAAACTATAGATTTTATAATCTATAAGAATTACGTTACCAGATATTTAAAAATTAAAAGAAGGAGATTGAGAATCATGAGTAACAAACAAAACAAAGGGTTTAGAATCCCTGAGGATGTTAAATTATTTGCATCTCTCACAGAAAAGAAGTACATGAAGAAGTACGCTGACGATTATAGCAGCAAGAAAGAAAAACGTAAAGCATATTATGAAATGCTTATTGGTGAACTACCAGAAGTTATTAAACTTCTTGTTTATTACTCTCAGGTAAAAGAAGTTCAAGAAATCAAGCATGATATCTATGAACGTTTATTTGATAAAAAGCTTATCAAGAAAATTACCAAACTTGTTGATGAAGATATGGATGAGATTGAAAATATCTTATTATTCCCTATCGTTATCTATGACGTGATCAAAGAAGCAGCAATTCAACATGCAAAAGAAAAGGCAGAAGATCCAGAAGCAAAAGATTTTGATTTATCAGATCTTATTAGCCTATCAAATAAGATTCTTCGTAAGAAAATGAAGAAACTTGAAAAGAATGGAATCTCTAAAGAATTAGCATTCGATTGCTTATCAGTGGTTCCATCAACAAAGGTTCTTGAAAAAGGAATCTATCGTATGAGAATTTTGATGAATGTTTTGTATACACATGCAAAGACAGAAGAAATCAAAATCGAACCTATTATGAAATATGTAGTAACATCAAACTACTATTCAGTGATTATCGCATATTTGTTACTTGAAAGAAAATCTGAATATGTCAACCTTGATGACAAACAGAAAGAGTTCTTTAACAAAGTAACAGATTGGGTTTTCAACACAATGGAAGAAATGGATAAGAATGAGATTAAACAAATTCTTGTTTCATACTTCAATACAAGAAAATCTGACAAGGCTAAGAATAAAGATTCAAACAGAAGATTCTTCTTAAGTTCATTGCCAGAAAATGAATTCCCTAACATTACAAAAGTTATTGCAAAACTTAAAGATGTTGACTCATCAATTGAAGAATTCTTATAAGATGAATTCGGAAAAGAGGGGTTGAATCATGAATGTTAGTATTATAACAGTAGGTGGAAAACATACACCATGGGAAATAATCAAAGATACCGTAACAATTGGAAAAAAAGAGTTATCACAATTCTTTCTTCAATCACAAGATCCAAAAGTGTTACAGAAAATAAAATTAGGGGAGGCTTTCAATTCAAAGGAAGATAATGAATTTAAAGAATTATCTCCAAAGAAAGTTGTAGACGAGTCTAATACATTAGACATCGTGATTCAAAATTTCAACCTAGATTTCAACAAGATTTATATTAATACAAAAAATATGAATCCGTATGTAGTTAAAGAACCAAAGAGAAAATGCGATGAACGTCTAGTTATATTAATGCTAGACAATTCATACGCTTACATACGCTCAACTATTAATTCAACAATTGGAGAAGCGATATGTACATTCCATACAGAAAAATCAATTGCTGTATGTATCAAAGTTACAGAATCAGAATTCCAAAAATATTTAACTGGTTCAGAGTTTGTAAAACTCATAACTTTTGATGTTCTGAATAAAGGTTCATTCTATAACTTTAGTGTAAATTTACACAAAGAAGGTGTTTCGGTTAAGAAATCAAAACATCGTAAAAAAGCTACATGTAATCATTTATCAGAGTTGAATGAGCAGTATAAGTCAAAGAAAGTTGGAAGAAGATTTGTACGTTTTAGTGATAAACTTATTACAACTGCATATATTTCTTCAATAGACTTCCATGACACAACAGAAAATCTTATCAATAAATATCCTTTAAGTGATGTGATTTTAGAGGATTCTCCAATATTCCTATATGATGTGAATATTGATGATAAAGGTTTCATTGTAAGGGATGAAATATTCGAAAATGTAATTGATGATATGAAAAAGAAGAAAATCAAATCATTTACTTTGTCTGGTTGTAAACTCAGAAAAGAGACATTTGAAGATATCAAGCCTTTATATATTTTCAGTTTTCAGGAAACAGAAAAATTAAGTGAAGAAGAAATCGAAATTCAAACTTTGAAATGTGTTAAAAGTAATTAATTCGGTTTTGGATTCAAAAGATATATTATTATTGTGAATAATTGAAAGGAGATCATAATCATGGCAAAGAAGAAACCAGATTATAAGCTTGATGGAAACATCATTGCTACAATTAAAGAACATACAAACAAGCACGGAAAAATCAAGGGTAAAAACAAGAAACAAACTCGTACACTTGTAGGTGCTTGTCCTCACCATACTTTGAATAAGAATGGTAAAATTAAACCTATTTTATCAAACGATGGAAAACAAACATGTACTTGTCGTGCGTGTGGAGCATCTTTCAAAGGTCATCCATATTCAGGAGAAGATGTAAAACGTATGACAAAAGGAACCAAAGAATTGGTTAATCAACTTAAATATCTTTCAGTTGCAGTAAATGCCGGAAATGAGACTGTAAGATTTGCATGTGAATTAGGTTCAATGCTTGAACATCTTCCATCAGTTTACAAGAACGTAAAACAGATTGCAGAGAAAGCAGAAGCTGTTAAGAACAAAAAGAAGAAAAAGAAAAGCAATTCAAACTTCAGTAACGTAGGTGGATGGAGATAAAAATAAAACATTAGTGTTTAGTACCTTGATACAAACCTGAGAATTGGTTTATGGGTTTAGGAAATGAACTAAACCCACTTCTTCATATATCTATAAACTAAAGTTTTGAATATAGGATAATGTCGTGTCACAGCGACATTATTCATTTACCTATATAGACGAATACAAATAAAATAATATCAACGTTATGGAGGAATCGCGTTGTTAAATAATATATTCCCCCACCAAAACATTTAAAATTTAAATATCCGTATAACTGAGGATTATATAGGACATTATTAAATGTATATTACATATCGAGCCAAAAGATTGCCAGTTAAGCAATAACTTATCGATAGGGTAAAATTAATTTATCGTAGTGAATCGTGCTCATACCACGAAGTTAAGTTGGAGACTTAATTGATAAATTAACGCATTAAATGTTAGATGTCAGGATGTTAAGATGTAAAATGTAACATGTTAATACGCTATAAATAGGAGATGTTTATAGCACCTTAGATGTGATTATTTAAATTTTATGATGTTACAATGTTTTCAAAATCCTTCAATATAGGTTTTGGTTATATTAGCCTATTTGTTCCTGAAGGCTGTCTATATGGGAATATTATAAAAATTTAAAGAGTAAAACATTCTAGTATCTAGTTCGATAAACGTTGTCATGAAATTATCACATTCCTTTTATCATTAGATTATTTTATACACGTTTCGAAATGATACACAAGCAACCAAAATAACTTATTAAAATAAGATAAAGCTATTTAGCTTTATCTTATTTTTTGTTTTATTTTTTTAATGATATATTATTTTATTGAATCAAATATGAATTATTTCCTCAAGGGTTTTTAACGTTTGTACCTGTATTTTGTAATTTATATTCGATTCAAAAATACCAATATCACTTATTCAACTCCTTTCTGTTTTCAAATTTAGAGTTGATACTACGTTAAGTGATATTTTCTTTTATCTTTTCAGTTACAAAATGTTTGAACTGAAAATCAATCATTAGTACTTCGATACATTTGTATCAAAAAAGAAAAGGTGTCGCTATCACCTTTTCTTTTTTACATTATTTCCATTCATTATAATAATCTTTATAATCAGATTCTGATGCAAATAACATATATTCACCATCAATATATCCCATACATCCACTATCAATATTATAACATTTATATTCCATGATTTTCATCTCCTTTAGCATATTATAATATTGTGAAAATATTAAAAATAAATAATGTTATTCGAGTATCCCCTCGAATAAGATGTTAAATGATTAATAACACGTAATTAACACTCATTTTTTGTAATTTTTTATTACAATGATTTATTATTATTATGAGTAAAAATAAAAGAAAGGGAGATATAAGGAAATGGCACAAGATTCTAAAATGATGTACATTGAAGATGATATCGAAAAGATTCAGATGAAAACAAATTTGTACCTAAAATCCTATGGTCCTGAGGGTGCTTTTCATTTGACAAAAGAAATCATTCAAAATAGTACAGATGAGTGTAAAAATCCTAAATCTGAGGGTAGTTACATCAAAGTAGTTATTGATAAATTAGAAGATTCAATAACTGTAGAAGATGATGGACGTGGTATCAGTGAAGTTGACTACCCATTAGATATATGCTGTACAAAAATTCAAGCAGGTTCTAAATTTATGAGGGATGATGGTGAATTATCAGCTGGTGAGTTAATATCCTAGCTCACAAAGTATAGTAATATACTTTTAGGAAACCTCTTTAATTGCTGGGAACTCTTGTTAGGTCTTAGATACCAAAGTGTAACAATTCTAAGAATAGAGACAATCAGCAGCGAAGCTAAATTATTAAAAATACTATGAAAAAACATGGTAAAAACTCTTTAAAAAGTTATCTAGATAATTATATTGTAAATGATAACTTTGAAGAGAGAATTATATTTATAAATGGCGAAGAAACCCATTATAGAATTAGAAGTAATGGTGAAATAATTTCAACGGAATATCAAGGTAAAAAACGAAAAATACCTCATATTATGATTGGTGGAATTGATAAAGATGGATATAGATTAGTTACGTTAACTCATAATAAAGTTAAACGTACATATCGAATTCATAGATTGGTTGCAGAATATTTTATTCCAAATCCATTTAATAAACCAGAAGTTAATCATAAAGATGGCAATAAACTAAATAATGATATTTCAAATTTAGAATGGGCGTATCAATGGGAAAATTCTGAACATGCAGTAGTTACTGGTTTAAAATCAGGAGTTAATTCTTCAGAATATATACATTTAGTTTGTCAATTATTAGAAAGTAATCTTTATAGTATGAAAGAAATTTCTAATATAACTGGTATAGAATATGAATTGGTTGTAAAAATACATTCTGGTTATTGCTATAAACATATAGCAGATCAATATAAAATAAGCAATTATAACCAATCCGATCATATTGATAAACGAGAATACGAACTTATTGACGATGATACTATTAAAAATATTTGTATTGAATTAGTTAATGGGTATTTAAATATATCAGAATTATCTAAAAAATACAATGTTTCAAAAACTACAATAAAACGTATTCTCAATCATGAAACAAGAAAAGATATAACTTTGAATTATTCATTTAATGATTATAATACTAAAGGCATAAATCAGTTTATTAAAAATATAAAAGGATGTGATATTATAAATGAAAATTTATAAAATTGATTCTTCGCTAAAAATATATAATAAAAAATAAAATAATTTAGAACGTTCAACGACTATCGAAAGCATAACTTAAGAGAAATACTTAAGTGAAGAAGCGAGTAGAGTACACTTATTATATAAGTGGAAATGGGAGGCATCTTATATTTGGTAATAGAATATGAGATGAAGATATAGTCTAATCTTTATAGAGATATAAAGTATTAATGTCGGAATTGGTATCACTTGCTGTAATGCTCTTTCAGATGAGTTTACTATGACATCTTATAGAGAACGAGAAAAGACAGCACATACTATTTCATTTAGAAATGGTAAGAAAGTTTTAGATGAAACTATTACAATTGGAAAGAAAGACAAACAACATGGAATGATTACAAAAATGATTCCAAGTAGAAAATATTTAGGTCCTAATACACATCTTCCATGTGATACAATTGAAGATTGGTTAGGAAAAATCTCATATTTCTTTACGAATAATATGAGATTGGAATTTATTGTTATGGAAGGTTTCAAATTAATAAAGAAAGTTGTATTTGAGAAAAGAGATCCAGTTGGATTACTTCTTGATATCTGCAGTTCTAATATTATTTTGAAACCAATTTCATTTGAAAGAACTGATGAATTTGAAGAAGAAGTTATTAATACTGACAGGTCATCAGACAAAGAAACTGTAATTAAGAAACGTACAGCAACATATGGTATTATGTTTGCATATGATGATTCTATTGATCCAGAATATGATTCATATTGTAATTTCACGAATACTATTTCTGGTGGTGTTCATATGGATTCTGCAGAAAAAGCTTTCTGTACATATGTACAAAAGGCTGTTAAGGATTCTATGACAGAAAATGAAAAATCTAAGATTGATGTTTTATGGAACGATATTAGAACTGGACTTAAAATGGTAGTACATTTAACAACAAATGCTAATGTTCAGTTTGAAGGAAATGTTAAAGAAAAGATTAAAGCAGAAATCTTAAGACCTATTCTTTATAATGGATTCATGGAAGAAATTACAAATTATTTTGAAAAGAATCCAGAGAAATTAAGAGCTGTAATTAAAATTGTAAAGACAAATGCTAAAGCACGTGTTGAAGCAACTAAAGCAAGAATTGCTACAACAAAAGAAACTATGACACCTATGAAAGAACAACAAATTCCAAACTATGATAGGTGTTTGAATACTGGTAAAAATGATTATAGAGAAATTTATATAGTTGAAGGTGATTCAGCTAAAGGTTCAGGTTCTAAATATAGAAACCCATTCTTCCAAGCATTCTTTGCAGTTAGAGGTATGACTGCAAATCCATATAAGAAGACACTAGTTCAACTTATGGATCCAAATAATGGAAATAAAGAATGGAGAACTTTTGTAAATATCATTAGATGTGGCATTGGTAAGAATTTTGATATCAATAAATTATATTTTGATAAAATTATTATTCTTACAGATGCAGATATTGATGGTCATGGTATTTCATCATCTATGGCATCATTCTTTATTTCAGCATTACCAGAACTTGTATTAGCAGGAAAACTTTATAAGGCTTTACCACCATTATATAAAATTAATGATGGTAAAAAATCTATCTTTGTACACAACAAAGAAGAATATGTAGCTCTTTACAGGGATAAAGTTATCAAAAATTATGATGTTGTAATTTTAGCGTTAGGTGATAAGAAAATCTCTAATGATGTATTTAGAGAATTCTTATTAGATACAGTGAATTATTTAAGTTTACTAACATCGATTGCTAAGCATTATAAAACAAATTCACTATTGATTGAGCGAGTTATATCTTATTTAGTTTACAAATATCCAGCAATTGATGGTGATTTTGATGTTGCTAATTTATTAAAAGACCAGACAAAGTTATCTGATTTTATGTCTGTAGTTCAGGAAAAGTTTCCTGAGATTAAATATTATGAAGATACAAATGTACTTAAAGGAATTGCAGATGGTCACTTTACAAGCTTTAGTTTAGGGCATCGATTCATGAACAAAGTTGCTGAACTTATGGATATTTATAGAAAGTATGGGTATTCATTACTTGTAAAAGAAAAAGACGGAGAATACCAACAAATGTCTTTAGCACAATTCAGTACAAAATATCAGAAGTATATTCCTGTTATACAAAGTCGTTATAAAGGACTTGGTGAAATGAGTCCACAAGATTTATATGAAACGACTCTTGATCCTAATGGAAGAGTATTACTTCAACTTACAATTGATGATCTTAAGAAAGACCTTAAAGTATTTGATAAACTTCATGGTACAAGTAAGAAGGATAAAATTGCAAGAAAGAAAATGATGCAGGAATTCAGAATTAATGCAGATGATTTAGATAACTAGTTATGGAGGAAAAGAAGATGGGAAAAATTAAATCTTCAAAGGATTTGCTTTCAGAAAAGCATGTTGATCCTAGTTCATTTAATGAACAAATTATTCCTGTAAACATTGCTAAGCAGTCTGAAGAATGGCAAAAGATTTACGGAGCAAATAAAAACCTCTATAGATATTTTCCATCATTTGTAGATGGATTAAAACCTGTAGAGAGAAGATTCTTATATTCTTTATATATCGATAAAAGATATCATGGTAAAGAATTAAAACTTGCAAGAGCAGGTGCAAATACAGTAGAGTTTCATCCTCATGGTGATGCAAGTATATCAGATGTTGGTATTGGTATGTCACAACAATGGGTGAATAATGTACCTCTTATTGCAACAGATGGAAACAATGGTTCTATTAAAGGCGATGCTCCTGCAGCACCTCGTTATCTTGATATATCTATTAGTGATTTTGCATATGATTGCTACTTTAGTGATTTCAAGAATTCAAGTGTTGACATGAGACTTGCATATACTGGAGAGAGTTATGAACCAGTTGTACTACCATCTAAGTATCCAGTAGCAATTATTAACGGTGGATTTTCAAGTATAGGTTATGCTTTTTCTAGCAACGTACCGCCGTTTAATTTCACAGAAGTATGTGAAGCTATAATTAAATTAATCAAAGATCCAAGTGCTAAAATGGTATTATATCCAGATTTACCTAGTGGTGCTGATATTATCATGACAAAGAAAGAAGCAAAAGAGATTTTTGAAAAAGCAGAGCATGATGTAAAAATTAAGATGAGAGCTACACCTCATATTGATTATGTACAAAACACAATCACATTTACATCAATACCTATGCAAACAAGCACAACACAAATTATCAGTCAAATTAATACATTAAGAATGGCTGGTAGTTTTGATGAAATTCAAGAAATTAACGACTATACGACTGATAAAATTGGATTATTATTAGAAATCGTTTTGAAAGATAAAGTTGGTGATAATCCAGTTAATCCAGATAAAGTTCTTGAGAAACTTTATAAGAATAAAACAGGTCTTAAGAAACACAATGCTTGTATGATTACACTTATTGATGAATTTGTTTCTTATGATTATTCGATTAGAAGATTCTTATTAGAATGGATTGACTATCGTCGAGATATCGTTAGAGCTAGTCTTAATAACAAACTTGCAAACTTATTAGAGAATCAACATATCAATGATATTAAGATTTTCTTATGTAAAGATAAAAATAGTGATTTAATTATCGATATTGCAAAGAAATCAAAAAATATCGATGAATATCGTGAAAACCTCATGAAGAAATTTAATATCACTAGTTTACAAGCAAGGATTATTTCAGGAATGCCTACATCATCATTTAATGAAGATTCAAGAAAGAATTTCATTAAAGATTCTGAAGAATTAGAAAAAGAAATTAAAGAGATTTCAAAGATAATTGAATCAGACTCTAAAGTGGATGAAGTTATTATTTCTGAAATGGAAGAAGGAATTAAGAAATACGGAAGAGAAAGATTATCAAGAGTTATCAATGATGAAACAGCAGCCTCTATTGACAATAGTTGTATTGTCGGAATTACTGAAGATGGATTTATCAAAAAAATTCTTAAATCAGATTCTGCAATAGGTTCAGTTTCAAAAGATAATAAGAGTATGATGATGGTTCTTCCAGCAATGGATAGTGATAGTTTACTTTTATTTGATAATAAAGGTAGAAAACATCTTATACATGTTTCAGCATTACCACTTCTTAAAGAAAAGAATAATGGTCTTGAGATTGGTAAGTTTATTGATGGATTCACTAAGTCTGATAGAATTGTATCTGTTAGTGTTATTCCTCGTAATATTGCACAATTACCAGAATTCTTCTATACAATGATTACAAAGAAAGGTATTGCAAAGAGAGTATCGAGTACATCACTCATTAAGTCTAAGGACGCTATAACAAATTCAAAAGCAATCATCTTAAATGATAATGATGAACTTGAAGTTGTTATTTGTACAGATACAGATAGTCATGATATCATAATCTTTACTGATTATGGTGATGGAATGAGATTACCAATTAGCGAAATACCATTACAATCCCCAGGAAGTAAAGGAACTAAGATTGTAAATCTTAAAGGTAATGAGAATATTCTCGGTGCAAACATTATTAATCCTAAAGATAAATATCTTGTATATGTAACATCAAGTGGTAAAGTTAAAAGAACAGATTTGGTTTATTTCCCTCCAATGAAGAAGAAAGATGAACCATTATGTCTTGTTAATTTAGACCCTAATGAATATTTAGTTTCTGTAAAATCTGTAATTGGAAATGAGAAACTTACATTCTTTAAGAAGAAATCTGAACAAGAAACTCTTAAAGTAGCAGATATACCTGTTAAAACAAGAGCAGCAAAAGCAGATAAAATGCTTAAGACTCCTAAGGGAGATGTAATCTTATCAATGATTATAAAATAAAAATATAGAGTAAGACATTTGTCTTACTCTATTATTTAATAGGAGGTGATAAATATGAATAAAAATTTCAGTACTAAAAATTCAGCTTATTCAGTTAAAATGAGTGAACTTGATGATGCTATTGGTAGATACGGTGAACAATGGGGTGAACCAGAAGCTGAACCATTGTATGATGTATTGGAAAGTGTGTCTGATAGATTTCATTTTAGACATGATAATTTTGTAGTAGGTTCCGGTCAACCTAAAAGAAAATTTTTACCATTTTACTCACATGCTGGAAATGTATTTGATGGTTTGTCAGATTTTGAATCTAATACTATTGATATAGATGATGTTAATGTGGGAGAACTTAATGTTGGTGTACTTGAACAACTTAAAGAAAGACGTGAAGAAAAATGTCTATATTCAATACCTATTGATTATTCAGTTGATAGTGATGATAATATAGATTATTGGAAAACATCACCTTTAACAAATCAAAATGTTATCAAATATATAGATAACATAATTGAAGAGTTGTCTAAGAGTATTAATCCTAAATTCTTAATACGATTAGAGCAACATGTTGATATTTTATCTGGACGAACACGAACTACTACTTTGAACTCTGGAATTTTTGACCCAATGGTAGTTCACAAATTCCAAGATCATGGTAGAAATTTAATGTTTAGTTGTAGTAGTAACAGATTCACTTTTAATGATATGAAGTATGTATCTAATATACATTCATTAATGTCTGAATTATTGACATATATAACTGATATATATCATAAAGAAATGGAGAATGTTGTGAATGATGTATATTTTGGAAAAATCAAATTTGAATCTAATTCATTAAAAGAAAACTTTCATATTTTAAAAGAATTAGTTGATGATAAGAAAACTCGTAACATGTCACTTACTGAATTTAATTATAAATTTAATACAGTAACACGTAACATGTTTAAAATTTCTTCTACTATAGCTAATATGTTAAGTAATCGCATTGATAATCAAAAAATTGAAATGTTAATAGATCAATTCATAACACATAAATTCTCAGATTATCCTACAACTATTGATATGTATTTGAAAGATAGATTTGTTAGTGCTTTACCTAAGATAATTTTAAATTCACTAAAAACAGATATAAATGTAGATTACAAATCATTTATTACAGTACCAGAAGATTTAATCTTTGTGGGAAATAAGTTACCAAAAGCAAAAAGAAGAAAAACTTCTGATTTTATTCCTTCATGGGAATAATATAAAAGAGAATAGCGAATTTCGCTATTCTCTTTTATTTTTTATTATTTTACATTTACAGGAATTTTTTGTCCTGCTGTTGATAATGCTTGATATACATTACTGATTTTGAGAATATTATCAAGCCCCGTAACATTTACTGCATTTAATTGCGTTACAATATTCGCAATAACTGATTCTGGATACATAATATATGGTTCAGATACAGATGCAGTATTTTCTGTTTCAACTTCATTTGTTACACTTTGGTTTTCATTACTCATTATTACGAAACCTCCTTATCATAAATTACAAATTTGTTTTTTCTTTATTACTTTGTAATTATGCTTCAGTTGATAATACATTATACCACATTACATATCCTGTAGAAGGATTTGATGGTTGTGTAGCACTAATAACAGATGCAATATCAAAACCTAATTTAGCGATTTCTGATTGTGTATGAGTATGATTACTTGCAGCCTTATTATTCAATTGAGTTTGGATATTAGATGTAACACCATCGAGATAGTTAATTTCATCTGAACTTACATCTATTCCAAAACTAGCTAATGTGTAAGTATTATTTGTATCTTGAGTTGTGATTGTTCCAGTCGTTCCATCACCATATGTGATAGTAACAGTTGTTCCAGATACACTAAGTCCAGATACATATTTGTGGGTGTGATTACTTGCAGCTTTATTATTTAACTGAGTCTGAATATTAGATGTAACACCATCGAGATAGTTAATTTCATCTGAACTTACATCTATTCCAAAACTAGCTAATGTGTAAGTATTATTTGTATCTTGAGTTGTGATTGTTCCAGTCGTTCCATCACCATATGTGATAGTAACAGTTGTTCCAGATACACTAAGTCCAGATACATATTTATGTGTATGATTACTTGCAGCCTTGTTATTCAATTGAGTCTGAATATTAGATGTAACACCATCAACATAATTAAGTTCAGCTGCAGTTACAGTAATTCCAAAGCTATCTAACGTGTAGGTAGTATTAGCATCTTCAAATGTTGATGTACTTCCATCTGATCCAGTAAGTGTAACTGTGCTTCCAGACTTACTTAATGTGTAAGTTGTATTTGTATTTGTAGGTACAGCCCATGTTCCATCACCTCTAAGGAAATATCCTTGTTTTCCAGCTGTTGGTGCAGGAACTAAACCTTGAGATCCATTAGCACTAGCAGATGCTCCAGACATAACAGAATATGTCGTGTTTGTATCTTGAGTTGTAATAGTCTTTGTTGTTTCATCACCATATGTGATAGTTAACGTTGTACCACTTGATGTAATACTCTTAATGTAGGTAGATGCAATATTTTGATTTTTTGAATCACTAATTGCATTTGTTGCAGATCCACCTGCTGAAGATGAACCAGCATAATTGTGTGTATGTCCACTTGCAGCTTTATCATCTAATTGATCTTGAATATTAGATGTAACACCATCGAGATAGTTAATTTCAGCTGCAGTTACATTAATTCCAAAACTAGCTAATGTATAAGTAGTATTAGAATCTTCAACTTCATATGATTCTACTCCATCTGTTGATGTTAATACAATCTTACCATTAGATTTTGTCAATTTATATTTTGTATTCGTATCTGTAGGTACAGCCCATGTTCCATCACCTCTAAGGAAATATCCTTGTTTTCCAGCTGTTGGTGCAGGAACTAAACCTTGAGATCCTGCTGAGCTTGAAGATGCACCAGACATAACAGAATACGTTGTGTTTGTATCTTGAGTGGTAATTGATTTTGTTGTACCATCACCATATGTGATAGTTAACGTTGTACCACTTGATGTAATACTCTTAATGTAGGTAGATGCAATATTTTGACTCTTAGAGTCACTAATTGCATTTGTTGCTGCCCCACCTGCTGAAGATGAACCAGCATAATTGTGTGTATGTCCACTTGTTGCAGCATCTGTAATTCCATAACCTGCTAATGTGTTTGGAGTACCAGTTACACCAGTCCAAGGAACTGATGCTGCTAATCCTGTTGAATATGGCTCATAACCATTTTCATTTCCAAGATTACTTGTATCTTTAACTAAGTATAATGCTCCAGAAGATACAACCTTTACAGTATCACCTAACTGAACATCTTCAGTTGTTAAAGCATATCTAGCAGTATCATTGGTTACACTAACCAATCTTTCAAGTGCAGCTTTAGGTATTACCGAAATAGGTAATGTACCAGTATTAACTTTACTTGCATCGATTGATGTAATATCAGCATTACCATGTGTATGACTGCTTGCAGCTTTATTATTCAATTGAGTCTGAATATTAGATGTAACACCATCAACATAATTAAGTTCAGCTGCAGTTACAGTAATTCCAAAACTAGATAATGTATAAGTAGTATTAGAATCTTCAACTGTATTTGTACTTCCATCTGATCCAGTAAGTGTAATATTATTACCAGATTTAGTTAAAGTGTATGTGACATTTGTATCTGTAGGTACAGCCCATGTTCCATCACCTCTAAGGAAATATCCTTGTTTTCCAGCTGTTGGTGCAGGAACTAAACCTTGAGATCCATTAGCACTAGCAGATGCTCCAACCATAGGGTTGTAAGTTGTATTTGTATCCTGAGTGTTAATAGTCTTTGTGGTTCCATCACCATATGTGATAGTTAACGTTGTACCACTAACAGTTACGCTTTTAACATAAGTAGATGCAATATTTTGATTTTTTGAATCACTAATTGCATTTGTTGCTGCTCCACCTGCTGAAGATGAACCAGCATAATTGTGGGTATGTCCACTTGGAGATTTTCCATCTAACTGATCTTGAATATTAGATGTAACACCTGAAAGCATATTGATTTCATCAGCAGTTACTGTAATTCCAAAACTAGCTAATGTATAAGTAGTATTAGTATCAGAATCAACTACACTTGTCTTATTACCTAATGAATCCGTAAGAATAATATTATTGCCTTCTTTTGATAAAGCGTAAGTAATATTAGGATTACTTGGAAGTGTAAATTCAACTGATGATACTGATGATAAGTGACCTTGATTATCATATGTAAACATAGGTACTTTGATAACATCACCAAAGTCTAATACTGAAGCACTACCAGGAGTGAATGAACCACCAGTAATAGAATTAACATGCTTAAATACTGTACCATCTAATGTAATACCATCATCAGCAGTGTATGTTGTATTATCATTATCTGGTGTTCCCCATGTTCCATCACCACGGAGATATTTTGCAGCATTTGCTGAACCAGCAACAGGAACAAGTCCTGCATAAGCACCTGAGAAATCTTTATATACAAGATATTTCGTTGTAATATTTCCTGAAACAGGATTTCCATCACTATCTGTAAGTTTGATAGTTGATGTTTTTGCTACTGTGTTATATGAATTACCTGTTGTTGTTTGTTCAGTTCCATCCGTAACTTCTAATTCATATTCTGTATTAGTATCCGGATTTGCAGGTAATTTCAATGTCTTAAATGTAACTTCTGTAAGATGTCCATGAGAATCATATGTCAATTCTGGAATATAACAGACACCATCAAAAGTTAATGTTTTATTTTCATTAGCTTTTGTAGACCCTTCCGTTACATTATTTGCATGAGTCATAGAGATCTTATTATTACCTATAGTAATGGTAATATCACTAGAACTCGAGAAATATGCTGAAAGACTTGTGAAATCAGGTTTAACACCGTTCGTTTCTAATTCAGTAATAGCATCATTAAGTTCTTCTAACGCTAAATCTAAAGCATCTTTAACAGCTTTAGGTGTAGCAGCTTCTGTTGTAGAAGTAGAGTCTGTCGCATGACTCAAACTTACAACACCTTTTTGTGTTGTGGATGCTTCTTGTACCGAAATAGTTCCAGTAGCATTATCGATATTAATGTATGTTCCTGCAATAACTCCACCTAATGATGTAGTTGTTGCTTTAGGAAGTACATATTCTGCAGGTAACGTAATTTTCGATGTACCTGTAGATGTAATATGTCCATGCTTATCAACATTGAACGTTGGAATTTCAATTTCACTATTATGTGAAACAGAGCCTTCTGTTCCTTTAACAGTTCCAGCAGAAATTATATTCTTGTGCGTTGCTTGCACAGTACCATTTTCTTCATTATATGAGAATTCGATATCGTCACCATTAATGAACATTGCTTGAATCGTTGCAAAATTAGGTTTGACACCTTTTTCAAGTAACTCTTGTAAGTTATCTACACCTAAATTATCGTCACTAAGCAAAATATCAATGTCTCGTACAATAGGATATAAATATATAGTTCCACCTGTTGATGTCTTTTGCGATAAAAGAACAGCAACATCAGCACTTGTTGTTACAGCACTCATAATTTTAATATACCTATCCTTTCATTTTAATTTTTTTATAAATTACGTTATTTCAATGTTTTCAATATATGGGATAATTCAACCTCATTAGAAATTGTTAAAATCAACAAATATGTAACGAAAAATAAATGAAAGGAAGGTATTTTTATGCCGATTTTAGATACAGAGAAAATACTTTATGGTACAGATATTAAAAAACTTAACCATGGGTATGAAATCTTAAAAGCTAATTATTCCGATGAATTGGCAAGAGACTTTCGAAAGGGCTATGTAGGATTTCCACTTTCATTTATAATAAAAGGTGTAAGATGTATTATTCCGGAACCACAATTCGGACTTCCTTTTGTTATGTGGACTATGACGTCATTCCCTGTACATCATCAGCAATTAGTTTCTGTATATGAAGCTATTAAAGAATACTTTGCTGAAAATGGTTCAAGAATGACATCTGAATTAGCCAATCAGTATTCTGAAGCAATGGATAAACTTGATGGAATGATCAAGTGTAGATATCCTGAAGCTGCAGTTGAAATGAATAAATTTGTCGGTGATAATAAAGATGAATTATATGATATGATTTATTCAGAACTTTGTAAGAAACGTATTGCAAATAATGATGTAGATACAGTTAAATTTTTCGACGGTATTAATCCACCATGTTCAAAAATTAACTTCTCTGATGCTATCAAAACTACACCAGCTATCAATACTATTTTAGCAACAACTCCATATGCTAAAGAACTTTGTATTGAATCTGAGTTATGTGAAGCAGTTTCTTCATTATTAGAAAGCACTAACGGATTTGAAGCAAAGACAAATAATCTCGTTGTAAGTGAGATGTTTCAAACATTAGCAAAATCAGATAGATTCATGGAATCAGTAAATCAATTTACAAATATGAATCTTAAAACTATTATGAATGGTTTTATGAAAACTGATATTGCAGGTGAAGTTATTTCTGCTTTTTCAGAAGCAGTTGAAGATACTGTAAATCCATTATATACCGATACAAAGTCTGCAGTTAATGCTATTATGACTGAATCTGTTTATGATGAATTATATAAAGAAGAAAGATCTTTAACAAAAAGTGGAATGCTTTCATTAAAACGTGAAGTTTATGAATCAGTACGTTCTACTGTTCAAAACTACTATGTTCTTATGGAAGAAACTGATATTATTCCTGAAACTGAATTATTCACATTGATAAAAGAATCAATGGGATATGAAGGTGATATCACTGTAGGTGATGCATTCAAATTAATGAATGAGGCTACATCAGAAGTTGAGGCTAATGGTTATTCTTTTTTTAAGGAAGCAGGAGATGGGACTGCAAACGAAGTAATTCAACGTAATAACGTCATGTATCGTGAAATTGAAACTCCTAAGAAGAAAAAGAAATTTGAAACTTTTAAGAAAGTTTCTTCTACTAAGGATGATGAAATTGAAGATCTTGATGACGATGACATTGAAGAACTTGATGAGGAGGAAGATAGTGAACTTCCTGAGTCAACTAAGCTAGGTAGTAAAGACTTACCTGATTCTGCTAATCCAAATTCTAGCAATAAAAAACCAGAAAAACCAAAAAGTGGTGCTCTTACAAAAATTCAAAATAAAGCATTAGATGCTCATAAAAATAGTAGAGAAAAATCTTCTAAACTTAGAAAGGTTGGAACTGCTATTAAGAATGCAGGTAAAGCAGTACTGAAAATTCCTAAAGGATTACTAGAAGGAATTCAAAAAATGATTTCTGATTTTGACAGAATGGATGATAATAGAAGAAAGGAATATATGCTTAAACCAGGTTATAGAAAGAAAGTATTTAAGAATATTAGAATTTTGATAACTTATGGTTTAGCAGGTCATATTAAATTAGCATTAGTTCCTGTAGTTTGGTTTGCTAATAAACTTTCAAAAGAGAAAAATAAACGAATTCGTAATGAATTTGCTTATGAACTTGATGCTGAAATTAAAGTTTGTGAAGCTAAAATTGAAGATGCTATGGCTGCAGGTGATCAGAAACAAAGATATCAACTTATTAGAATTCGTGAAGCATTAGTTAGACAAAAAGAACGTGTTGTTACAAATTCTAAATATATTTAGGAGGTATTTAAAGTGGTTATAAAACATACTCGAGATATACCTCTGTTTGAATCCCTAGGACTTTTCACAGAGGCTCCTAAAAAGAAAAGAAAACCAAGAGTAATTTCAGTAAGCCCTATTAAAAAGGATTACTATGATGAATTACTTATAGATAATGAACAAATCGATATTGATGATGAATCTGATGATTTTTCAGATTATGATGATATTGGTTTAGATGATTTATCAGCACTAGATGAAGAATTGCAGAGTATGGGTTCTGATGATATACCAGATGATATTACAGATGATGATATTGAAAATGAACCTGCATTAGGTGAAGATTTGATAGGTAATGTTGAACCACAAGAAACTGGTGAAGAAGTAACGGAACCAACAAAAGATGAAGTTCCAACTGAAGAACCAGTAGAAACTGGAACACAAGTAGAAGACCCACAGGATCAAGCTGAAACAACTGGTGAAGAAGTAACAGAACCTGTTGATGGAGAAATCCCGAGTGAAGAACCTGTACCAGAAGGTAATGAAGTAATTGACACAACAACTGGTGAAGGTTCTGATCCTGAAGCAGAGGGTGATTTAGGTGGTGATGTTGAACTTGATTCTGTACCAGAAGATGGTTCAGACCCAACTCAAACACCAGTAGATGGTCAAGATCCTAATGCTGCACCAGAACAGCAATTCACAAAAGATGATATTAGAAAACATGAATTATATAAACGATTCATGCAACTATATAAAACAATTCAGTATTTTATTGATAAACTTGAAAATGGTGTTAGTGATGATGAACGATTTGAATATATAGCTAAGGTTTCATTAGATAAGTTTAAATCATTAGAAGATTTAACACGTGACTATATGTTACTAAAGTATCAAACGGATAGTTATTTACAGAACTCATTCTTTTTTGAAAAGATAAAAGCAAGTTGCTTATTAATTTTTGAATTAATAAGTTCAAATAAAAATAAAAATGCTGATAAATAACAATAATTTAAATTGTATTATTTTTAATACTAATTGCCTAGTATTAAAATTCAAATTAATACAGTTAAGTTTTAACAATGTAAAACAATTACAATTAAAAATTGTAAAATTAATAATTTAAAGGAGGAGACAAGAAAATGTCAAACAATTTAGCATTTCTTGAATCTGCTGGATCAGAAACTATTGGTAGTTTCGGTCTTGCGAATAATGAAAACGGATTTGACGCTGCATTCGAAAGTGCAGTTGAAGAACTTAGCTCTAAGAATTTAAATTATTTCTTAGATATTCATCAAATGATCAAAAACCCTGAAATTATGGCAGCATTCAAAGAGTCAGCATTATCTTCAATCCAAGATGAAGCTACACAGAGAATGGATGTTGACAGATGGGGTTCATACTCAAATATGTACAACCAAGTATCTCAACTTTGGGATAACTGTACAACAGACTTCGTTCGCGAGTCTACAACTGTTGGACAATTGATGCCTATCAAAGCTATCGATTATCCAGTACTTGTTAAACAACATTTGTCATTGGCAACAAAAGACATTCTTCAAACAGAAGTTACAAAGTCTCCAGTTATCAAGAAACAAATGGAACAAGTTTGGTTAGTTGACAACCAGACAAAGAATCGTTGGAGATATCCACAATGCTTCTACAATGATGAATACAAAGACATCTATGAAGCTGGTAAAGGATTGCCAATTAAAGATACTCCAGTTGAACTGCCAGTATTCAATTTCGATATTATCGGTGAATTAACAGATGCAGTTGTTGCTGAAAGAGAAAAATTATCTTACAAATTAGAAGTTGTTAAAGCTGTTACAACAGACGATGTTGAAATTCCGTTGAATATGTTCGTTAACCTTCATACAGGTCAATGGATGGGTGGAAACATCAACACAACTGTTAAAACTGCTGATGGAAGTGAAGTTGAAGTTGTTGACTTACTTACAGGTATGGTTGACTTCGTAAACAACACAGTTACATTAGCATCAGCTTCAGGAGCTATTAAATCAGTTGTATTTGGTGGATACTTAAGCAACGAAAAGAATGAAAGAACCGTTTCTTTCGATTACACACGTGAAGAGAAAGAATGGAAGATTGAAGATGGACACAGAGTGAACATCCCTTATTCAATCGAGCAGCTTGAAGACCATAAGGCTCTTCTTAACATGGATCTTTACAAGAAAACATACGACAACTTGTCTGAATATCTGACACAGATGGAAGACTCTAAAGTTATCGATTTCTTGGATGAACAATTCGAACACTTCTCAGGTCTTGAATTGGATCCATTACAATGGAACAGCTTTGTTAAATACAAAGATTTCAACTGTGATTCAACAATTCAAACAGTTGCATTACCAAGCGAATTCATCGAGAAACAGCTTAAATGGGAAATCGACAGATTCATCATCGATTTAACAAATACTGCTAAGATGGAAGATTTGACATTCGTTATCTATGGTAACCCTAAATATGTTTCATTACTTGGAAAGAATGTAAACTGGGTACTTAACCAAGGTAGCACAACTGGTGGAATCAAACATAACTACTCATACGGTGTTATGACAACAGGTAACGTAAAAGTTCAGGTTGTTTCTGCACTTAAATTTGATGAGAAGAAAGATCTTCACAGAGGTCTTCGTATTGTACCGATCGCTTTGAATCCAGCTCAAATGACATTCAAGCACTTCAAATACAATACACATATCCTTACAGCTAAAGACAGCGCTTACCGTGCTGCTGACAACCCAGGTGGTTCATACACGAACTTACTCGGTGTATCTCGTTACACAGATGCAGCTGTTCAGGGAATCCAAGGTTTTGTAACATTCAGCAATGCTGATTTTGTTGATTCTTCATTCGCTCCAGTAGCACCGTAATCAATAATAAGTTATAAACCTAAAATGAAAATAAATACAACCGGTATGGATTAATTTCCATACCGGTTTTTATATTATAATTTATAATATTTGTAAAACAATTATTTAGCAGTGATATATCCTGTGTATTTTTAGAACCTTCATTATTTTTTGACACGACGGTAGATAAGTATTAAAAGTACTTATCTACCAATTTACTGTCTGGACATTATTATAAAATTAATGAAGGAGGTAATATGTATTATGAAAAATGCATTATTGCAAACTATCGCTGGAACTAAAATTCCAGTTTGGGTAGTAGTTATTGTAGGCGTTGTATTAGTAGCACTTTTCTTAGTAATTTATCTTAGAGGAAAGACTTTAAATGATATTAGAAAAGATTGCTATGAATTATTCTTAAAAGCAGAACGTGCCATTGTTGAATCTGGTTCTGGACCAGAGAGACTTAATTGGGTTGTTGATATAGCATATCCATTAGTTCCAAAATGGTTACAATTTATCGTCACGAAAAATATGTTTAAAGTTATAGTAGATGAATGGTTTAAAGAAATCAAAGATTTATTAGATGACGGTAAAAATAATGATTCTGCAGTATTATTATGCAATAGCCAAACCGAAGAAGATTGTTAATTGAGATATCACTAACCTTTATAAAGGTTAGTGATATTTTATGTGATTGATATATTATTTATTTATAATGGAAAAGGAGATTAAAATATGAAACGATTAATAGAAATTAGTGATATGAAAGATGCATTAGTAAATCAATTAATCACTTATGAAGAAGCATCAAATTTCTTATCAGAAATAAATATTCAATTATTTATTCATCAGATGTTAAATAGATTTGATTCTGGTGATACTAATCTTGATAAAACTGATCTTGAAAGTTTGACTGGTATTGTGGAAATAGCATTTTATATCTACACATATTCAGATTTTCAAACTCATATATCAGACCCAGATTATGATAAACTATATGAACTTATAGTTTTAAATGGTAAAGAAGAATTTATAACTTTACCGAGTATATCCAAAAATAAAGAAACTGCTTATCATTCATATCCACAACTTAGAGGTACTTTAAGTAAAATTCATTACTTAAATCAACCAGATAAGAAAGAAAATAAATCTAGAAGGTCTTTAGATTCATGGATTGAAAAGACAGAGAATCTTTATTATAAGAAAACTGGAAAACATATTGATTTACGTTCATTGGATATATATGTGTTTCCTAAATGGGATGGTGTATCTGCTATATTTGAATTTAATAAAGATGGAAGCTTAAATAGAGCTCTTACAAGAGGATATACCAAATTTAATACAGCAGAAGATATTTCTCATCATTTTAATGGTCTTAAGAGAAATCTTAGAACTTTAGATGGTGGACCAACTAAAGAAATAGCTTATGGTCTTAAAACAGAAATTATGGTTGAAGAAGCAACTGTTGAAGAATATAATCAGCATTATTCTAAAGACTATAAACAATCACGTTCAATAGCAAGTGGTATTATAAATTCAGATGTTCCTGATGAAAGAAACAAATATCTTGTTATAATACAATTACGATATATTGAGGAAAATTCTGATATTGAAGAATTATGTCCTGAAGTATTTGACCATCCATTCATAAGAACTAAACTTGGTAATTATGATGACATTGAAAATTTTGCACAAGACCATAGATATGCTGATGGTCTTAGATGCGATGGAGCAGTTATTTATATCATTGATAAAGAAGTAAGAAAAATTCTTGGTAGAGATAATGATAAAAATAATTTTGAAGTCGCATATAAATTTACTGAAGAAAGTGCATATTCTATAGTAACAGATATTGAATTTCAAGTTGGGTTATTAGGAAGAATTACACCTGTTGTAAAATTTAAACCTATAAAAATGAAAGGTAATACAATAAGTTCTGCATCTCTTAGTAATATAGAAAGAATGGAAGAACTTAGACTTGCAAAAGGAGATAAAGTAAAAATTCTTTATGATATAATCCCATATGCTACAATGGATGTTGAATGCGAATATGAGAGAAGTGGAAATAATCCAATAAGACCTAAAGAAGAATGTCCAAGTTGTGGTGAAAAACTTGATAGAGTAGGACCATTTTTAATATGCACAAATATGGATTGTGATTGTAGAAAGAAGGGTCTTATTTTAAATTATCTTACAAAACTACGAATTATGGATATTTCATATGCTATAGTTGATGTTTTATATGATAT